ACGATACAAATGTATTTGATGTATACGATGTTTCGTCTGGTGAAATGACGTTGAAAGTGGACAGTTTTGTACTGGAAAACGTACGCAGTCGATATGTCGTCATTAGTCCCATGGGAAACATATGCGCAGTGAGCGACGAATATGCATACAGCGACGGTACGGCCAACACGGTCTTTGTGTACGATATCGAAATAGACCGTCCGCAATACATTACTATTGATGGAAACTTTACTGACTTTTACAATCAACGTTTGACCAAACAAGTCATGTTTGACAATATGGGTACACGAATGGCAATGGCGGTTCGTTTTTACAGTGACAAACCACTCATGCGAGACAGCTATGTAAGATGGTTTGAAACTAGTGAGGTAGATGGTCCATTTATTGATGATGTTTTTGCAGGTTTGACCTTTCCAACGAGTGCGAATTTAAGTGGTTTGGAAGATCATTACACAATAGATGGCAACAAATTTTCGATTGACATTCAAGATCAATCGTATCGCCATGGTACTTATAGCTTTGAATCGTTAACAACCACACATCAGCAGTACCCTACAAATATTGCAAACGAATCTGAAGATTTTTACATGGTGTATGTTGTTGGTGCAAACACAGAGGTTGGAGAACGATGGATAGAAATCACACTTCCATACAAATTAAAAGCAACCCATAGTCAACTACACGATTGGCTTAGATATATCCCAGATCAATATAAAATTTATGGATATGACGATAACGACATATCATATACGCTTCTTGATATTTCTAATGATTATTATCCGTATATCAATGATCCAAACGATCCTCATTATGATCCAAACGATCCTCATTATCCTAGCGAAACCTTTCTAGAAAATGAAAAAACGCTCAACAATTATAACAAGTACTTTCGCCGTTTTCGATTAGAATTAATAAAAAACAATGACCCTTATAATAATGGCACTAGCAGTAATTGGGTTCACTATCGACTCAAATATTGGCGCATTGGTGGCTATGCACGCTATGATAATCTTGTTGCTCCCAGTACAGATTTATCTGGCAATGAGATTGCGTTGTCTCGTGACGGCCAACATTTGCTAGTGGTAGATGATTATGACATAAGTGCTTCATTGGGCACACTGGGCAGTACACAATTGTATTCATACAATACATTATCCGCGTCATTTGAAATAAGTGGAAATAAAATCTGGGGGTCTGCGCCCAATCTTTACCGGAAAGTTTCTCTCAATGACGATGCTTCTGTCATTGCCATCGGTGAATACAACTTCCGCGAAAACAATGCATACTCCGGACAAGTCTTGGTGTATGAGGCCGACACTGTTGGGTGGCAGCAACGTGGACAAACCTTGCAAACAACGGACGTTCTACCCGAAAGCGAAAATGATGAAGTGCTCCGCGGAGAATGGTTCGGCTTCCATACGTCGATCGACGGCAGCGGTACCCATCTCATGGTGAGCACGCGTCCCAAGTTGAGCAAAATCAACGGACGCATGGAAGGCGATGTTTTTGCGTACACATGGAAACAGCCTTCGTCTACATTCGAAATCACAAACTGGCCACTCACCGTCAATAATTTAATTCCGAGTACAACCTATAAATTTGACATCGTCTCTCAATACAACCGTGAACTTACCTATGGCTACACGTTCACCACAGAACAAACAACACTGCAGAACCAAAAACCAATTCCTTTTTTCACGATTACCAACGAATCCATCAAACTTTCATGGACTCCCGTTGTATTTGGAAACAACATAGAATCCGTGCAATACGATCTTCGTGTATATAACAACAATACAACAATTAGAAATGAAATATATGATTATTATAGCGATACAGACGTCTCATTAAGCGAGATTACCTTAGATGATCTCAGCTACAATACAGCCTATCAGATCAAGTTTTCAAGTATATATACCAACCAAATCGAAGGCCAACTCGAAAGCGTTATTACCGAGTACATTGGTTTTGAAGACACTTTGATGACATTGAACGAAGGACCAGTGAGCGAATTCATGTCTCTCAACAACGACGAATTGGTTGTGTTTCAGATAAACGCGCCAGGACTGGAAAACTTGGCGACACTCCACGTAAATATTTCTGGGAACGGTGTAAACCAATCCTATTCTCTCAATGATAGCACACTAATCGATGTAAGTTTTTTAGAAGCCGGTGCGTCATACGTAGTAGATATAAGCAACACATACCTTTCTAATTATGTTCCGCCTTACTCGTCGGTCACCTATCAATCGCAAACGTATACAATGCAAGACACCTTTACCGTGGGATCGCAACATCAACCTCATCAGTTCCCTTCGGATTATATTGCAAACGGTAGGTTTGACATCAAAACAAACAACAATGGCAACAATTCTTACACAAATTATTTGGAAAACAGAGGAAGACCCCGCGATGTCATTGCACAAGCACGTGGTGTGTACTTGACACGTCCTACGGACATTCCATCTTGGGAAACCAGTCAATATGTCTTTATAGCAGACAATTTAACCAAACCGGGTCCAAATGCCAAATACAATACCTTCTTTAAAGAATTGGCAGTAACAGACGTGTCGTATCATGCGATGTTGTATCGTTCCAACGAAAATACACTCGGTACTAGCATTACACCTGCTTATTTACAACAACGTTTTCCCTATGTAGCCTATCCACAAAATTATCACCTCACATTCTACGTAGCGAATCACGATTTGTCCAATGCCATTTATTACCAACAACCGATACAATACAACTCCTATACAGTAGACTACAAGATCGAATTATATGAAACAAAACCATCGGGAATTCCGAGTTTGATTTACGAGTCTAGTACGCTTTCCAATGTCGACGCCTCTTGGAACTGGGTTTCTCTGAAATACACTTTACCACAGTCGTACGAAAATGTCGACTTTCGCATTCGCCGCCAACAAAACGAACACAATACTCTGTATATATCGGACCTGTCTTTGGTTGCCCAAACCACTTCGTTTGAGAGAACACCGATACAAGAATTTTACCCAGACTCATGGACACCACTTTCTAGTATGGCGTATACATGGCGAAAAGACTATACAACGTATCTGTCTAGCTTGTTACTGGGGAATTTCACTGTGTCTTTTTGGGTCTACACTCACGACAAGAGTAGCAGCGCTTATTCAACATTGGTATGGATTGGGACTGCTGAAAAAGCCAAAGTCAACGTGGAAATCAATAACATTACCCTTCAAACAACCACAATAATGGAAGATGGTAGCGAACGCAGCGAGACTTCCACATCGACCACACTATTCACTGCCCATCATTTCATGGTTACGTACGAAACAACAGTATGTACTGCCCCAAATGTCATACGGATCTACAAGGACGGGCAAATCCATCATGATGCTTCGTTTAACTCTCTTTTCTTAGAAGCTTTTCCGACTGATAATTTTTATTTAGGGAATCCAGATCCACAAAAAAACCAAGGCAAGGTCTTGTTACGATTGGTGCGGTTCTATGACCATACTATGCGTAGCGACGATGTACATACTCAATACAATGCGGAATTAGCAGAAGGCAAATATGATTTTATGGGCAATCCTGCATTGTTACCAGATCGTAAGAGTTTGACTTTTAGTTGAAAGTATCTTCGTGTATTGTAAATGAGCACTCCTGTGGATTTGTATGTACATGGAAAGACAGGGGCGATTAGCAAAACAGTTATACCACAAGATGTTTCAGTAACTACATTGGATATTTCACAAACTACACTAAGTGTATGGTTGAAATCGGATTCGAGTTTTAATCTTTATAATGACGAAAATAATAAGTTTGAGTTGAACACTTTGTCTGGTATTTCATATGATCTACCAAATACAATACATCATGCCTCCTTTTTATTGGGTAATCCTAACATCGATGTGTATTTGAATGGTTATTATTTTAATACAATTTCGGGACCGTCGTTTTCATCGTCAGAAGATCTATTATTCGAGACCGTAAATACATACAGTCCCGTACTGTATTTAGAACACTTAAATCAACGTCAACTCTTAACGTCCTATTACGATTTTCTGAGAATTACTTCTGCATATGCAAACAATGCGCATTCGGTCATAGTGCATTATCCCGAAAATACATCATTAACCGACATTAGTTTTGTGTATTCCGGTTTCATAAGTGATGATGGAAATTTGACTCGGGAAACCAATGAATCCGATGTGAGTTTCCAGTTTCCCATGACTGAACTGGAACTCAACTTGTTTCACAAAAATGGAGGTACCATCGAGTTTGGTCTTCCAGAGTATGGTGTGGAAACATTTGTCACCGGAGTTGGAAACCCCTACATCGATTACACATATGATGACTCTCAACGACTTGCGGAAGGAGTCGATATTAGTTTTGTATTGGTGAACACGGCTCAGACATATAATTACATCATTGATGATACGATCACTGAACCAATCACTGAACTCGATTTAAGCAGTGGAACTATATCCGGTACGATTAATAACTCACCATTGACACTCACAATCAAAGACGACAATATTGTAGACTCCCGCAAAGGTTTTGAGACGTTGTTGTTTAGCGTCCCCGACTTGTCTTTGTCCACACAGTTTACCATTTATGATCGGTCGTTTTTTACAGTCACCAATTTGTCTGATCAACACATTACCATAGTCAATTATGCCGGCTTAAACAACGGCGGGACTGGGTCTGATGTATTTGTGATCACTCTTCATAGCATTGACTTGAACAGTGATGTATCGTTCGATCTGGCCGAAACATTTGACTTGTCAGACGTGAAAGTAGTAGGTTCCGACGGCAATGATGAAGATCTCACCAGTTATACAGGCATCTTTAACATGCTTGAATCAGATTACCTAATACAAGGCTATCCGGTTTATGTTGCAAAACAAACATATCGAGTGAATTCTAATCCCGAGAACGATCCAACCAAATTTAACCTGCCTTTTCAGATTGCGCTACAAGCAGATTTGAGCTACGTAAACATTGATGTCACAATGAACGATCAGTTTAACTTGCAACACGTTGCAGAAGTGACTGAAGGCGACACATTCATCATTACATTAAACACACCGATTACAATCCCAGACGGTACAACGTATACATACACTGTGAATTTTAACAATTTATTTACGGTCAATGATTTGTCTGGCGGTATAGATGTTTCCTCGGGTACTTTCGTCATACAAAATCACACAAGCGACATTTCGTTTACAATACTCAAAGACCAATACTCTGAAAGTAGTGACGAATTTGTACTGGTTGTAAGAATAGACGAACTATCGTACAATATATTAGATCTTTCGACGTCAATTATAGTGAATGATTTTGTGCCCACATTGATTCTTACAAGCAACAACGCTACTTATGATATAAACGAAGGAGAAGTAATTGACGTTACACTGGACACAAGTGGATCAATACCAGACGGGCTAATCGCTTACACGATTGTAGGGGACATTCAAGAATATGATTTGGTCACCGACACCAGTTACAGCAGCATTTCAGGTGTTTTTGACATTTCTAACAACACCGACACCCTTTCGTTCAAGTTGAAGGAAGATCGTGTAACCGATGGTCTCAAGGTATTTATATTGCAACTGGACGAGTATCCTGATGTGAGTTTGTCCGTGAATGTCGTTGATACAAGCACATACCAGCGTTTTGATCTCTCATCAAACAAAACAAGCGTGGACGAAGGAGATACGTTTACGATCACGCTCCAGACCGATAATGTAGTGGATCTGAATTCAGATAAATCACTTATTGAAAACGGGAACGAAATTGTGCCTTATGTGATAACTGGTGTACAACCTGCGAATCTGCGACTAGGCACGTTAGAAGGAAACTTTACACTTGATGCGTCGGGAACAGGTTCAGTTACTTTTGAAACAAACGCCGATCGATTGACGGAAGGAGAACAGACTGTTACACTTCGTCTTTCGGGTACAACCACAGTATCTTTATTGAATACCCCGACGAATACCCCGACGACAGTATCATTGAATGATATTTTTGTTAACGTAATAATCAATGATACCAGTCAAGGCCCCAAGTATTTCATCACTTTGTCCGACACGAATAGAACGGTTAATAACGCATTTTCAACAGGTTCAATAATTCGAATACAATTGACTACAGAAAGCACTAACCCAGGAACGTTTGTGTGGTTTTTGATCGAATCACCTGAACACACCGACGATCTGTTTGATAGTCTACCCAGAATACCTGGATCCGATACTTATTATGGTAAATTTATTACTGGGACGATTGATACATATGAATTAGTAATGAATCAACGAGGTATATACAAGATTAAACTAAGTAACGATGCTACATTCTACTCACCCAATTCAACAAATCCCACACAAGCCATTAATGAATTGCAATTTAATGTTTACATAACATCGCAATAATCAACAACATAAAAACATGTTTTCATGCTATACTAAGTTCGCAATGGAATTGTCTACCACACCTGACACCTACGTTCCCAAAATGGATACGGAATCAAAGACGTATATAGATCAATACGTTTTTAATTTTGAAAATGGTATAGTATGTCCATGTACCCCGATGAAAACGTTTTACAGACGGGATTCGTTTCACACACATTGGAAATCAGCGCGCCATCGCAAATGGCTGGTATATCTGAATGAAAATGCACACAATTATTATCGTGAAACACAGGAGCAACAAACAACGATCAAAACACAACAGCAATTGTTGACGGAGATGGAAACGCAACTCAAACAAAAAGACGTGATCATTCGTTATTTAGAATCGCAATTGCGCTTGTCTTCGGGTTTGGATATGACAGGTTTGGACTGAGCTTTCTCTCCACAAGGACCGCAGTGATCTTCATTTGCCCAATCCGCTTTAGATCCTGTTTTTTTCTCGCATTGTTCCATATTCCACCTTCCCAATGCAATCGTGGGTGTTTTGCGCCGGAACAAGTCTTTCACAGGACACGGTTTTCGTAAATGGTGATAAATCGTTGCCCATAATCCATACATACTGACTGGTAATAATATGTATGGTGATGATTCTTTTATATTGTTTTACGCATTTGCTAACAAATTTAGAACTTGCGGAAGTTTCCTTTTGAAAAGACTCCATACTGAGAGTTGTTTTCTTGCTCGGTGTGTATGATGGGATATACTACATAACGGGGTGTTTTGAATGTGTCTTCTGGTACTTTCCGTGTAAATAAATACAAGCGCCCATGGTCTTGATCATAGGATCGAGAGGCACTTTGTTCTGCCGAAAACAACATTTTGGGGAGCTGTGTTTCTCGATGGGCTTCGTCTATTAGCGTATATGCAGCAGGATTTTCCTTGATCCATTCCGTTGCTTTGGGGTCTACTGGTACATTGTAGATCGCCTTCCGATCCATGATTTCGTCCATAATCGCCCATGAATAGAGAGGAATCTCATCTTTGGGGTGCAATGTATTGTGAAAATATTCTGACAACGTACTCGCAGTGGACGTCTTGTTCAAAAAGGGAATGAATTCGCCGACGTCAATGCCAATACACCCGTGTTTTGCGTCTGTCTTATACAAAAACCCTTGAAAGGATCGTTGTGTTCTCTCAATAATGTCTTCATCGATTGTCTCTGGAGTGACATTCAATAGCGGATACAACAATTCAAAGCATTTTGATCGGAGATCTGTATCGTGTTCTACATCAACCGCGGCTTCATACACAATCTGGGGAAATCGGTATGCTTTGAGAGACTCATCGTAGGCCATCATGCACGCAATGTAAGGGTCGCAATATGTATTGTTGCATAACACATAGACAAACATCGAAAACGTGACGGTTTGCCCAGGTTCAAGTGTCATGTTTTGCTGGAAGGAAGGTACATGGTAGTATGGTGCCTCGCTATGCAAGTGATACAAAGTAGGGGTATCCAATGGCACCGTTGCGGTATAGGAATCCGTGCTATCGGTTCGTATTGAAGCACTTTCTAAAGCGGTTTCGGTTGTTTCGTTTTCTTCTTCTTGTTCTTGTTCGTTGTTTTCCGATTCTTCATATTCGTCTTCTTCGTCTTCAGGGTCGTCTTGCGCATCATCAGAATTTTCGTCTGATTGTTTTGTCAATACATCGTCGTTTGATGAACTGGAGTCGTCTAAAGGATTGTGTTCTTCGTTTGCAAATTCGTCCGGCTGATCCTCGTCGTCTTCGTTATCTTCACGGTCTTCTTCGTCTTCGTCGTCGTCTTCGTTATCTTCACGGTCTTCTTCGTATTCATTGTATATACTGTTTTCACTATCTTCGCTATCTTCACTATCTTCACTATCTTCGTTGTCTTCATTGTCTTCATGGTCCTCTTGCGTATCAGAGTTTTCCCCACTGCCATCAGTACCATCGCTTTCGTCATTCGTTTCGGGTTTGTCAAGCATAGTCTCACGTAAGCTGGCTAAATAGTCGCTTACTATATCACGAAAGGATCCTTGCATAAGTGTGTCTAATATATATCTTATATATATTTATTAAGTTATTTAACAAACATATATAAAGAAAGACTACCTATCATAGTATACCAACAAAGACCCAACCTACATCACAACTACTTCCGTACACTTTTCTTTCTTCGATGCAAACTGACGATGACCAATCGGTTGCAATGTCTACTGATACCAGTTTTTACGAACCTTCTGCAGGTTCAGTGGTTTCAGAAGCAGACAAGGGATCCGTAAAAACGTCAGAATCAGAAAAAGAGCGTCGCTCGAACCGTTCGTCCGTTCATACCATCAAGCGCAAGATCGATGGTAAAATGAAAAAGATCAACTTGTTTAATACAGAAATCCGCATCGGTGCACATATCATCAATGCAACCACAGGTTATCCCTTTGGAGATGCAGGTGGAATGACCTACAGTGTCGGTTCTAAACTAGAAGACGATCTCTTCAAAATGCGATACCTAACACGAGAAGAAGGCGTACCGTGTATGACTCTGTTCTTCGACAGTCCGGAGCAATGCGAACGTCATTTGGGCATCACCATTGAACCAGAAATCAAACAGAAATGCTATGAACGCAAACAACAGTTCAATGCAAGACGCATACGATTGCAATAATATGCTAATACATTAAAAACAATAAAAAATATAAAACCAAACACAAACAACAAACAATAAAAAATATAAAACCAAACACAAACAACAAACAATAAAAAATATAAAACCAAACACAAACAATATAAAAAACTAAACAAAGAATAAATTATATACCCACGTATATAACTTGTTTTTCAATGATACCTGTTGTGTCGAGATCACTTCATAATCCATTATTTTTATCTCCAGTTCATTCATATCTGGCGGGGACAGATTTTCGCAATACCAATGAAACGGTATCATTGTCATTAGATGACATTACAGACCATATGTATCGTTTTCATATATTGCAACAGTTACAAGACGTTCGCAGCAGTCCATTATTGAAACAATCCATTGCAAAGACATATTTACAGGATCTGTTGTATTCCAACTGCAGTATGTATGCGCCGTCTTTGTGTACATCTGGTTTTTTCAAGGGTTGGGACGATGACGATCATTGTTTTTAGTTGTTGAATGTAATAATACACCTATATTGCATTCAATTATTTCTTGGCCTTCTTTTTCTTCTTTTTGGGTGCTGTTTTCGCTTGTGAAGGTCCGATGTCTCCAATGTCTTCAATAAGCTTGTTAATTTGTTCCTCGGACAAAACGGTCTTTTCGGCTTTTTCACCGTCCAAAGGACGATACACCTTGCGATTAGGGTCTTCGGTTGATTCCAATACAAAGTTTTCTTGTTTTTTCTTTTCCAACTTTGCGCGTATACGGTCTTTGGTGGATTGCATATTCAACATACGGTCAATGCGATTGGTATCGACTTTCATGTTTTTGCCCATATTGCCGCCCATTTCTTTGGCCATGTTTTGGAACATTTCATTCATTTGCTTTGAGTTTCCGCCCATTTCTTTCATTTTGCGAAACATGTCTCCGGCTTCTCGCATAATGTCTTCTTGCGACAAATCACCTGCTTTCATTTTGTCTTGAAATTTGTTTTGGATTTTTTTCACGAGTTTCATCAGTTTATCAGGGTGTTTCATGAGTTTTTTCAATACATCAGCTGGATTGGAAGATTCATTGAATTCGCTGGGATCAATACCGAGTGTATCGTGTAAATCTTCCGTCAACTCTTCCATGAGCTCCTGTGCTAGACCACCTAGTTTGCCACCGAAGAGACCTTTCAGATGTTCGTGCAAATCTTCTGGACGCGGCATGGCGTTGCCAAACGATGGAATTTCTCCGTCTCCTGACCCTGTCTCTTTGGCATGCTTCTCAAACTCTTCAAACATTTCTTCCATCTTGCCTTTCAAATGGTTGCCTTCGTCATCGTCTGCATCTTGTCCGGCTTCAGCAGCGTTTTTCTCGAGCTCTTTCATGAAGTCTCCTAAACCGCTCATGGCTTCTTGCATCTTGGACTGCAATTCTTCTTCATCGATCCCTTCGAACAAATTCATTGTACTGCCGAATTCAGACTTGTCTTTCACATTGCCAATCACCATAAACAAAATGAGTTGCAAGTATTTCCAAATGGTTTGTTGCGTTTGTTGAGAGACACCTTCACAATTGTATAACTTCTTAAAGTCCACCCGCGGCAAAAAATCGACATTAGACTCACTGTCTGGTTTGAACATGTCCTCGTTCTGGTACAAAATATCGAAAAAACGTTCAGGATAGACTTTCAAACAATACCCGTATAAATCTTTCCAGCCTTCTTCCGAGGTGTCTTCTCCATATACCCACCACAAATGGGCAAATTCTGGGAAGACCGTCTTCAAATCAGATGTAAAATCTTTCATGACCGGAATGAATTGTTCTGGCAGCTCCATGATATACTATAAATAAGTTAGTATTTATACTATGTTTCAACGAAATTGTTTTAATTTATGATGGGTTTAAGTCCATCGTTTCCACTCCAAATGCTTAAAGTCCCGATCGGTCTGCTGAGGTCTCTCCATTGGCATGGCTAAAGTGCTTTGGTCGCGACAATAATTCATATAACCTTGTGCCTCGTTGTACACTGCTTTTACAGCGTAGTCCAATACGGATTGATTCAGTCGTGCCACTTCTTCAGTGACGCCCGATGTCTCTTTGGGGTGTTTGGCATATTGCAAATAAATGCTGCGCATGATTACTTTCAAGTTGTCCACGTTTTGCGGAGGGATCACAATCTTGCGGTTCGACATATCGTAGACACCCGCTCTTAATCCATTTTGAAGGATCTGTACGTTTTCTTGAGAGAAATATGCGGAAGCCAGTACGTTGGTTTCGTGCAATCCCGTGATGGCGTCTCGGTATTCCGTCGCCTTGTTTTTCACGGCAACCTTTTCGGCCATCTTAAAACGTATGTTTGGATCACTGTCGTCCAACAAATGAATGCGGCCATTGTATTGTTCATAATTAAGAATCGATGCACGGTCTGCGCCTACATTGGGATCCCAAGACACACCTACTTGTTCTGATCGATATGGTTCCATGGCTTTATATATGCTGTGGGTAGATATCTTTTTTTGTTTCTAAAGTTTAGGCGTTTTTAATGTGTAACAAAATCAATATGTAATTATATAGAACATGTTAGACTTTTATACAATTGTAGTCGTGATCGCATTGGTGGCTTTGGTACTGGTGTTGATCGTAGTTGGAATAATGATGCAAAAACAAGATGACGACAAACCGTTTCCAGTGTATGCAGCTAAATGCCCCGACGGTTGGGCAATCGGTGCAGATGGTTGTAAAGTGCCTGAAAAAGTAGATGGTAATACACACCCCAATCAAGGTACAGAAGATATTATCCGCAACAGCAATTATAACACTATATATACAATTGTACCAAACGCCGATGGCGACATTACCGACAAACATCTCCAATTCAAGGACAGTGCCACTCGATGTGATAAGCGCAAATGGGCACGCGATGCGAATGTCGCATGGGACGGCATTTCCAACTACAACAAGTGCACCTCATAAGTATGTTGTTTTTCATTTTCACAATATACTCATGCCACGGTTGGCGTTTCGTCTAAATTGATGACCATACGTTCAGGGCGCACTTCTTCTTGTAGCAGTACATACACGGATTTGTCACTGTGCTCGTCTTCGTTCTCAATGTTCAATTGCATGGTTTCGTACTGCAAACGTTGTATGGCTTGCGATGTGGGACGAATCTCTCGGTATTGGATTTCAACGGCTTCCCGCAAGTCGTTTCGTTTTCGCGCTTCTTTCACACGTTCCAATGCTTCGTTCATTTTAAGCGTTAGGGCTTCGATTTGATCGGCCTTGCTCTCATTGGCATACAGCTCTTTGTGTTCTGCCAACAGCTCTTCGAGTCGTTTATTGGCGGCATTGTACGCGGACATTTGCTGTGTAAACAAGTCGGTTGCTTTGTTTTCCGGTACGTGACGAAACAAAGTCGCCATTTTGTGTTGTATGATGTCTTGCTTTTTTTGTTCGACATCTTCGTAGTACGTATAAAGTTCCATGTCTTGGGGAACATACATACCTCGGTGGATCAATACGTTTAAACTGGTGCAAGGTGGATTGCCACCGCATGTGATTTGGTACTTTCGGTCTTTTCCGGAAAACACCATACCTACCGGTTGGTTGCAGCCCATACAGCGTGGTATTGTTTTCCCCTTTTTCTCACGCATTTCGGTCAATTTCAGTTCATAGTCTTTCTTTTTGGAAAAATAACTCCCCAAAGCGGCTACATAGGCAGGAGTAAGTGTGTCTTTCAAAGGAATAATGGATTGTATGATTTTGTCCGGATATTGTCCATGAATGACGGATTCGGGAATTTCTTTCAATTCAAGTGACGAATTCTCTTGGCAATGCAATGTGTGCAGTTCTTTGCAGTGTTTTACGTCTAATCTTTCCAGTCGGTTATGGTCGCATTTGAGCGTTTTGATGGTTGCAGGAATGTTTTCCAATACAGTGAGTTCATTGTGCGATAGCAAAAGCGTTTCCAGTGAATGGCATGTTTGCAAGTCAACTTTGGACAATAAGTTGGAAGTGGCATCGAGTTCGCGCAATTCACTGGGCAAATTGGGAAGCGTGACCAACAAGTTGTCGCGGCAATGAAGCACTTCCAATTGGTCTGGAATGTGCAATAGCTCACTGATCCCTCCCTTGGTGAAGAGAATGCTGGTTAGTTTATTGTATCCTCGTTGGGCCAATACTCCCAGATTAACGGTGCCCTGCAATGGAACGGTCACACTGAGTTCCCGTACTTTGGGGGCCACAGATTCCAAAAAGGATTCGAACGTAGCTTGGGCGGTATTTTCTTCCAAAATTTGCTTTCGTTCGTCTTTTTTCGATATAGCCGTGTCTGTCATTACTATCTATACACCTACTGTATATTTAACCTAAACGTATGTATTGGTGGTTGGCAATTGCGTAAATGTGGCTTCGTCATAGTAGTGTTGTTTTTGCTCTTGCAATGCGCGAATCTTTTCAAGAATCATTTCTTGTTCTCTCTGTAACTTTTCTTTTTCTTCGTCCGGTGTAAGCTTTCGACGAAAACATAAGTACAAAATAAAAGCGCCTAAACATAAAAAGCCGACCACAACGATCACGTTCAAAAACTGTGAATACATGACTACGCGGTTGTCGTGGCATTGTTTCAAGGTGCTGGATAAATAGTAACCGGTTGATGCGTCAATCAATTTCGGTAGTTCGTTATATTGCATACCAAGGCTATGTAATATAGGATTATGTCTGAGACAAAAGGAACAATACAAACGTATACGACAAGACAGCAAGCATGATGGCAACTATCCACACAGGGACAACTGTTTTGTGCTTGTAACCCACTCCAAACGGACGGTACCCTCCATTCGGCAAATACGCAAATCCTGGCTTGGCCCAATGGAACACGCCAAAGAAAAGTATGAAAAATAAAATGGCAAAGGGTACCTTGTATATACGTAGCATTTTGCGCGAAACCAGCCCCGTCATATATCATGTGCGAAGATTTATGTACAGCTTAGGCAAACCCCTCAATCGTTTCTCTCGTATTCCATCATGTCATCGGCGTCGTTTTCCAATTGACGAATGGCAAACAAGGGCGCGTCGTCCATTTCCTCGTCTTCTTCTGGTTCTTCCTCCAACGTGGGCAAGGCGGGTTCTTCGTCGTCCAGCAAGTAATTTTCTTCGCCGTCCATGAATAAGAAATCGTTTTCGGTGCTGTCGGTGGTTTGCAACATGTTGTCTCGTCGCCGACTGTATGTCTTGATGACGTTGGGATCGATGTAATAATTGTCTAGATGGTATTTCATGAGGTCTTTTTCCGCACGACGTTCCGAATGATCTTGGATTTTCCTAAATCTCTTCATCATATTGATCTTTTCATTGTCTTCCACGCGCGCAATGTCTGCCTTGATTTTCTCGTACGATACAGAGAGTGCCATTTTGTCTCGGTAAAACAAGTTCGAGTCTTGTCGGCGCATTAGTTCGCGAATGAACCCGATTAGTTCCGCTTGCACCGTGCCTCGGTCGGCGGGGTGGATCTCCATTTCTTCCATTTCAAGGGCATCGATAGCGCGTTTGTCCTCGTCGTCACTATTGTCATCAGATTCGTTTTGGGTTTGCATGATCTGAGTGATGACTAAGTCTTGTTCGGTGAGTGCAATCAAATGGTAAAACACAAAGTGGAGTGAAAAGACGAAAAACCGCCCGTATAACGACTGACGTTCCAGCGGGAAAAATCCGTAAAACCGTTTCAAGAATTTGTATAGCTGGTGCAACCCGGGTGTCGCCAGACGAAACAGAGCCGCCATAATAGGGCTTTGTTGGTATCTCTCAATCGATTCAAATTTGGCCCCGAGTGTGTGATTCATGTCGTCGATGTCCCTTCTCATCAACAGCGCGTGTTTGGCGGTCTTTGATTTCGATTTGGCATTGTCTGGGTTTAAAAACGGTGGAATTTGTATGCACACAAAGTACAAGAAATTCTTTGTGAAGTGGCCCAAGGCAATGTGAGACAAATCGTTGTCCCATTTACCGAGAAGATCTAATATACTGGTGATGATCCCTTGTTGGTACCGCATGTCCAGTGCAAACGTTCGCAACTTCTCTCGCATGGCATCGATTTCACGTTGCAAAAAGTTCTCCAGGGCGTCCAAGAGTTGAGTGGAGATCTTTTCGGGGTCTTCTTCAGGTTCTTTGGGTTCTTCATCGTTGTCTTCTTGCAAAAGCGTTTGCATTTGTTTGGTACCATACTCATCACGGTGGACGTAGGCCTCGAAAAGATGTGCAAAGTTTTCGACGGTGGGGTCTTCGATGGCTTGTTTCCATTCGTCTAACGTTTCCATAACCACTTCCTGATACGAACGCTGTACGGGCGTGCTCAAATGCACTGGGTTGTTGCGGTACGTCGCGGTCATTAGGGAGCTGAAAGAGTTGACCGTCATTGTTTTTCCACGCTCTTTTAAGAACGCCATTTTTTCTTCGATGGAACCATGAGGATTGTACTCTGGTATTTTCTCTGTCATAAAGGTTTCCAAGTGATGGGGAATGGGTTTCGTGGGAGTGTCGAGGTGGCAATAGGCAATGAACGTACGATACATCATTTCTTCGGAGAATTCACAAAACACATTGTTGAGAGACGTTGGATGCGTATTGTCCTTGGAAGGGCGATCTTTTTCCATATGCAAAAAAGGCTGTTTGGCGTAAAGATTCGCTTTGACCAGTGCGACACCAATGTTTGTGGAAAATTTGACAAAATCGGCGACTTTTTCGTCCTCTTTCATGAAGTACGCCAAAGGCCCCTTTGGAAGTTCGAGTTCATTGCAACAAGCATTTTCAAGCCATGGTGTTTTGCCGTATTTGCCTAACAAACTGCCTTTGTCTTTTACAATGGCGCGAAGAATATCCGAAACTCCCATGGCAAATTCATTTATTTTGGTTGAGTACACGCCCAGATGGTTCCACTGGGCAGGATCCCCCTTTTTCATAGCCGTACGGAGCGCTTCGTGTAACGGTTTGGTAATATTGGCCAAAGGTCGTTTGCCTTCCAATATGCGTGTTTCCTTGAGAGGAGGCTGGAAACGTGACCAAGCGCTAGACGCTTCGATTTCTGTCGGAACTGCGTCGCCACGGTCAATCAAGTATTGGCGCTTGGTTTGCAATTTGTGTTTCACGTCGTCATTGGCGGTCATGGCGGTTAACACTGCTTTCAGTTGCTTCTCAACGTTCCCTGCCCCTCGAGGTATGGCGCTCCACGGCAACGTAGTCCGATCACCTTGCATTTTCCGCAAAATACAACCCATGTACTCCAAGGTACCTTCGTGGCCGGAGTTTTCATTCAGTGGGAAGCCGTCCAAGATTTTCACACAGCTGCCAAATGTACGACGTGGTTCAAAAGGGGGAACCAACGTTTGTATCGCAATGATAAACGCAGAGGCAGTGATGTAAAGCAGTTTTACTTTTTCATACGACTCATACGATGGCAGAGCAGGTTTCTTTTTGTCTTTTGTTTGGTCGATCTTTTTTAGTTCGGCTTCCACTTGTGAAGCGTGTGCTTTCTGGCTCATTACTAATTTCGTGACAAACATACTGCATAAGGTCATTACTTCGTCTTCGATCCTCTGAAGTGGTGCATACACGTTACGGCAAATGGCGCGCAAGAGGGTGGACATCAAACGCGCACGGGGGTTGTGGTATACTTTCTGCCCTGTATTAAGATCGACTTCATAGTCGGTGCTTACCGTGGGATCTTCCGCTTCCCAAGTATCCCGCTCATCGAGGTCTTCGAGCATTTCCATACCCTGATCGGAAAACTCAATGTCGTCCAAAATGTAGCCTCCGTGCACTATTATAAAGCGCCCGTCTTCGAATTTGATGGATCGGTTTTTGACCAAACGGTGCAAGGTGGCTGCATACGTTCCTTCCAGCGCACTTTTCGCCAATATTACCAAGGCTTCGGGCAATAAGGGTACTGAATGCGTACTGGTTTTGCAATACAACCACGATTGATGTTCTTTTGCGAATGGTTCGCGACAAAAGGCTTCGCTGAAGGCCACCAAGTTGGTTTGCCGATCTTGGAAAGACCCACTTTTGTGCATCAGTGTGTCTAATTGCGTTTGGTGGGGTGAAGGAAGGCTTTCTGATAAATAGGCACGTTCGCCCAGATTGGTGAAGTATTGATCTTTCTCAAACCGTTTTTGTTTCTGTATGGTTTGATGTATTTCCAATTGCTTTTTGGCGCGATCTAAATGCCGTTCGATGTTTTCACGTATGGCTTCCATCGATTCACCGAACTGGTTTTCAAAGGTTTTGTTGTCGTTATGTTGCACTTTACATGTTAGATCAATGGGGGAAGCAAACGAGTCGCCGGCCACGTCTGGATCGTAGACCCATACATGATTCACACGTTTGAAGTATTTTTGGATTTTGCGCGCAGATGCCTCGATCGCAATGGCTTGTTGCTCCTTTTCCGTAAAGGTGCATTCTTCGACCCCGGGAGGCAAGTGGGGTCTGATTTCCAAGAGGGCATAGTGTCCATCGTCCACTAACTTAAACCCTTGAACCAGTTCTTCTGCCAATTGTTTGGTGTTATTGAGAGAACAACCGTGTTTCTCTGCCAATTGGTCTTGCAAATAGGCCATGAATGTGTCGGGTGTTTGTTCGCTCATTTCGCGTCGGTAGGTGTTCAAGAGATCGTATGGGTTTTTGTCGTATTTTTCATCGAATTGTAGGTCACGTTTGTCATTGTCTGCTTGCATTTCTTGGAGCGATTCGTATTTCTTGGCAATCCGTTTTTGGGCACTGTGATAGAAATGACGCGGTTCCATTATTGGTTCCAAAGAAATGTTGGGGCGAATCAATTCGTTGGACCAATTCAGATGCATTTGCATGAGACCAAAAAGCACACCATTGTCGGTTTGCATGATTTCACTGATGGATTGTGTAGTTGTCTCGGAGGATAAATGGTAATAAGTATTTACCTCGTTTAACAACGAGATTGCAACGGCAAAATAAACATTGGAAAACGTGTCATACAACCTTGATGGGTGGTTGGGGGTTCTAGGCATTTTTTCAAGTGCATATCGCACGAATTCTGCTTTGGTGCGGTCGTATTGTGTGCCATATTTTTGAATGTTGCCAAAGATGTGTTTGCCGATACTTTGGGCTGGTTTAAACGATACTTCGTCAAAGTCGATGCAATACGGTGAGAATGAGCGCAAATAGTCTCTCATATTGTATTTGTTTGCATTGGCTTTGTAATAATGCTCGATGAGATTGTACATACCTGGCACGGATTTCATTAAAAATTTGTGGTATCGTTCGTGGTCAGAAACATTGGGGTCGTCAAAGCTATACCTTACATCACTAATTGCATCTTCCAGAGGCAAAATGCCTTTCTCCAAAGCATCATCGACCTTGCGCTCTTCCACAACTGTATTGTGCAGCAAATGAAACAAGTATGGTGCACGGTATTTCGACTTTTCCAGAATGGATCCATGAAGATGCGCTGTTTCGGCCACTTCTTTTTGCGACAACCAAACCATGGACTGTAAGCGTACTTTTTCGGAAGGAGCCAATGGACTCATTTCGTATACTTTCTTCGTCTTGTATTTGCTGTACATCGTGGGCCCATGAACGCGCATTGTTTTGTATTTGGTAGTGACGGTTACATTGTTCATCAAGGAAGAAGATTCATGGGTATTGTAGGTACCGAGCAATACATCTTGGTCATTACGCACTTCCACAGAGAGCGCCAATGGACGTGTTTGTGTGTATGGGTAATCTTCGTAAGGTACGTAATGTGTATTGTTCATGTGTTTCATCATCGTTTCGTATTTGTTGTCTTCGTTGGGTTGCATGTTTTTCCAGAACATTTGATCGCGGTCGGTGTTTTCTTCTTCTAGAACAGATCCTAAATCGTGAACCACAATGTCTCTCGGAACTTCTTCCATCTCGTTGGTCGGATACATTTTCTGTAGTACATTGGCAACCGGGAGAGCCCATCGCGTGCGTTCGAGACGATACAATTGTGCGGCAAGCGGTTTCAGGTCGAGCCCTTGTCGCCGGTATAGACCCGTAATTTCACCATATTCGTTTGTGGTTGAATGGAGTTCTCTCAATTCTTTGAATCGATTGAGGTGAATGTAAATGGCACGCATGACGGCATGCGTTCGTTTGTTGTCAGGAACCGACGACAGGAAATCGTCCATCAAATAATTCATTTGGGCATCGATCCCATACCGAATGATTTCAGACTCGTATTCGATTTCTTCGCTAGCGGAAAGGCTTTCCGGCGTGTTCTTCACGTATTCTTTGTGGAGGGCGGTACGGTAATCTTCTTCGGCTTTGATGTTTTCTGGAATGGTCATGGTCATTTCTCCTTCTTCGTTGTATTCCGTTTTCACGTCTTCTACCAAGGTGTCTACGTCTGGTTTCACGTCTTCCACTTCGCCCATAAACGAAGCCGGCTGTTTCACAAAACAGATTTGCTTCAGAGGAATGTGACGCGGAATGCCCTTGTAGGCAAAGTCAATGTACAGCACATCGCGCTCTGGATACGTGGTCAGTTCGACCATGTCTTCTTCGAGCCCTGTAATTTGGGCAATGATGACACTGCGCACGTCATCGCGAAATTCGAGATCGACCCAGGTATTCGGGAGCAAACCATTTTGACGTGCAAAACCTTTGTGCAAACTGCGTCCCAACAAGACAATGCGGTCAATGGCCGCGTCAACGATTTTCCCTTGTTTTAGGCGAATTGTATGGGGTTGCATGGACGAAACATGAATGCACTCCATGAAATCGTCTGGGTCGAAATAATGAATGTAAAAAGTTCCTTCGTGTACCTTTGGCTCGTCAGGTGCTACTATACGAATGATGTCACCTAATTGCAATGAGTTCGCCATATAATGTATCTATATATTTGATGGTTTCTATTTTGCTTTTCTTAACGTGTGCGCCTAAACGTTCAAAACGTGTACACATAATTCTAAACAAAGTATATACATGGCGCCCATAACTCAGATATTTCTTGACTATCTAAACCCACGGAAGATTTATTTGTGGCTGCTCTTGCTTGTGATTTTACTGGTAGCGGCTGCATATTACGTTGTTAACCGCAACAAAAACAAGTTTCGCGAACGCGAGAGCATCACTAACGTGCCTAACGCCGAAGGTAGTGGCGACCTAGAGATTATGATTTTCAAGGTCGACTGGTGTCCCCATTGCAAACAAGCCGAAACACCTTGGGGAAATTTTAAAGATGCTTACCACGGAAAGCGCATCGGAAACTACGTTGTCAGTTGCGTAGAATATAACGTGACTGAAAAAGACAATGGTGAAGACGGGTATAAGTCCTACCTAAAGGCAAAGGCCGTCGCGGACAAATACAAGATCGATGGTTATCCCACCATAAAGATGGTCAAAGACGGTCAAGTGATTGACTTTGACGCTAAAATCACCACTTATGCACTTGAAAAATTCGTGGACAATATGATCTAAAGGGATTTCTGCAAAAACTGCTGCGCAGTCACGACACCATCTTGTACCAATTGTTTGCGTCGGTCACGAGACGTGAATGTTTCTAATACCCCAATCGGTGATGTGTCGCACTGAATGGACAGTTGAAAGGGAACTTGTTTTTCCGCTTCGGTTGGTTGTAGTTTCAACAAATCACAGACTTTCACAAAAAAGGAGAGGGAATAATCAATCAGTTTGTATGAAGATGAAGGCGAGAGAAAAGGGAATTTTTTCATGTTTTCATTTTCACTGTCATGTGTCTCGTAATATATTCCCATAATTTCGTCTGGAGCGTATCCTTCGTCTAAACCGTTTTGTAGAGGATAATTCTTCAACACTGCACCGTCAATGTAATAAATACCATCTTTGCAAAAGGGGTCAAACAGTATAGGTAAACAAGATGACGCGTATACGGCATCGCAAATCCGCCAATCTGGGTGTGTTTTGTGTGACAAGTCCACCAATGTTAATGACGCGTATTCGGTAGTAAAAAAATGGAGCTCGATTCCGGAAAACTCGTACAACTCTTGTAGCGTGGAATCCAAAGTGAAGTCTTTTCCGAAAAGCATCGGTTGCAATGTCTGTTCCATGATGCGTATATCGAACATGCCACCCTCTTGTACCGCGCGTACAATGGTGTGAAAATCGACTTTGTAGACTTCTTGCCAAGGACGATCCACTGCGAAGGTTTCGATGTCCTGTAAATCATATTTCAATGCTAAATACACGGCTAGCAATGTACCAACCGATGTTGCGTGTATAGTTTCCAAAGCGTCGAGAGAAAGCACTTCTTGACGAACCAATTCTTTGATGGCACCGAAAAAAGCCAATCCAGCATTGGAACCGCCCGATAAAACTAAGTGACGAAACGTCATAATGATCCCACATACAAACGCTTCAATTCCTTTTGATTGTAAAATGAATTGAAAAAATACCGAGCAAACTTTAGACGTTGTGAGTGACCCTAATTTTCTAGAGGGCATTGGTATAGAACACCATGTCGATGTTTTTACATATTAACGATGAAGAAACGGTGGGCAAAGTGAATATTGATGATTTGTATGAAAACAAGAAAAAACGTGACTTAAAACAGTTATCTATTTTTAACAAGATATTGAACCGGATTCACAACCGGATCAAGTTGACAGGCCGTAACAAGCGCGGTGATACACATATATGGTTCAATGTTCCGGAATACATTTTTGGTGAGCCGGTATACGACAAAGGCGATTGCATTGCGTATTTAGTGCACAAATTGCAGAGCAATGGGTTTCACGTGAAATACATGCACCCGAATACACTGTTTGTGTCGTGGAACAACTGGGTGCCTCAATACGTAAGAGCGGAATTCAAAAAGAAAACGGGGAAACTGATGAACGAACGCGGAGAAGTGACCGATCCGCGAAAAGAACAAGAGGACGAAGAAGAAGGGGAACCGGACATCAACGCCGGACTGTTTAACAACGGGGCGCCGAAGGCGCCACAAAAGGACCAGAAACAATACACACCGATCGATAAGTATAAACCCACCGGCAAGTTCGTGTACAATCCCGATTTGCTCGAAAAGATTGACAAAAAGGTGCATTTTTAGGGTCGATAATTATCATTTTGGGGATTTTTAATGTCAAACGCCGCAGAAATTTCTCTGCGTTGATTTTCGTTATTTCTATTCCGTTCTGAAAACGGCGTGGTTCCGATTTTTATTAAATTTTTCAATGATTTATTGCCCTGCTTAAATGCGTATTGTATTATGTTGATTCGGTTCTCATCATTTATTGCGTCTGTTATAATGCCATTCAATGTTTGTTGTTCATGTCCATAGAATACTTGTTCTTGCAGTTTTACCGTAAGTTTTTCTTTCAACACTCTCTTGAATTTGTTTTGTAATACGCATTCAAAAATGGCTTTAAGCATCTCCATATTGCGTGGAGTCGTCATTGATTCCTGAAATTTGATGGCCATTTTATCTACAGCCTCCAAAGAATCTGCACCATATCCCTTCAATAATGTGACCAAGTTTGTGAGCTTTGGAGTTGTATCCGCGTCATTTTTTAAATATGGATTAGGTGATGATAGTATTGGGTTGGAAGAGTGTCCGAGTTTACGTTGTAGCAATTGAAGAAGTTGTGTTTCCAATAGATTCTCATCTACTGGTGCACCACCTTTCATTGATGGTCTTCTTTTTTGTGTCCGTCGGTTATGCCTAAAGGTGCGCTTGCGAGATCCTCCTCCTTGGACTAGAATATTTGTTATTGGTACTTCGGATATTTTGTTGAGTTGATCTTCCGTAACTACAAATTCTTTTGCATTCTCCAACAGTTTGGGGTTTGCTTTTAACGTATCGTTCATAAATATTGTAATAGTTTCTACGGCTGCTGTACCACAAAATACATCTTTCATAATGTCATCTATTTTTTCCATGGTTAACAGGCCCACCTTTTTGTTTGCCCTTTCTTCAATATGGCGTACAAAATCTCTTTTCACTCTTGGACCATAAATAAAAAAACCGGTTGGGTTCATTTATATTAGATGGCTATTTTTCATTTGGTTCTTAGTTGCCTTTGTTTGTTGCCAGATAGAAGAGAAGCTGCATATACAGCACCGTCCATGATTTTTTCTGATGTTGTCGGGGTTTTTTGGTAAACAGATAGGTTATCGAGAGACTTTTTACTAGGCGCTACCATGTTCCCCATTTTTTTACCGAATTTAGATAACATTGATTCATTATATGTATTTTCTACATCAACCAATTTTGGAGTGTCATTATTTGAAAGCTCTTCATTATTTGTTTTTTCTTCTTCAACAAATTTTATTTTTTTTAATTCGAATCCATTGTTATTTGCTGTGTTTTCAATAATATCCTTCATTTTATCGTGCGTACTTTGTTTCCGAAGCACTTCCCAATTGATTTCGTTCAATGTTGTATCTATTTTTTCATGCATTTCGTGGCTGTCCATTACGCCTTCTAGAAACTCAGGGGAAACAAAAAACATCAAAAAATCTTCCACCCCATTTTGACTGTTCAAATTTTTCTTCAACAATGAAAAAATACTGTTTGCGGTTTGCTTATTTTTTTGTGCTTCTTTTTTCGTGTCTTCATATGTTTTACAAAAATTGGTATCTTTTATAGTGGCGAAGTTTTCCTTAGTTTCCTTTTTATTCTTCTTATCTGTTTCTTCTTCTGCTGCAATGACATTTTTTTGTATAGTGACAGGCTTTGTTAGTATTTTGTGTGCGCCAAAGTTGACTTCTTCGCAAGACTCCGCAATGATTTGGTTCATTATTTCTTTCGTTTTCTTTCGAAATGAATCCTCGTTTTCTGTACTTGAATTGGGAGATTGATCGTTATTCGTTTTTGTTTCCTCATCAAACAATTTACCATACACATTGGTTAGCATCATTTCAATAACATCGCCTATGGTATTGGCTCCTGCATTGATGTAACTGTAACTCATGGGTTCAAAAAGGCTCATCGCTTCTCCACTGTATGCAAACATTCTTTCGTGGTTTCGGCGGGAAACATTCTCTCGATTATCTGGCCCCCGAACACTTTCTTCGAGCGCACTCAGTTCACAATCATTCTTTGTTCCAAGCAAAGAGTCGAATAATCCCCCACCGCGCATTGTCTTGTTCTTCTTTCTTGGTTTACGGTATTTCTTACTTTTCATCTATAAAGTATATTTACAAATAAAATTGAAACGTATATCGTAGATAGGTTCATACACAAATACACAATATCTATTGCTTACTTATGATGCAAACTGCCAAAGTCTCTTCGCAATCCAAAACACAAAAAGTAAAAAAGCAGCTAAATCAAAAAGAAAAAGACCGCCTTTGGGCAATATACGATGCGGACAAAGAAGAAGCCACGTCCGATACTTTAGACACAATGGAGCAAACCGAATTTTGCATCAAATGTCAACAGCTCATGATTTATTCGGAAGAGGGGTTTCCTACCTGCACAAGTGCAGAGTGTGGCCACATGAACAACTATACCTTGGACTACAGTCCGGAATGGCGCTACTTCGCCGGCGATGGCAAGTCGAACAACCCCGACACCACCCGATGTGGCAATCCAATCGATCCATTGTTAGAAGAATCGTCTTATGCGTGCAAGATTTTCTGTGCTTCGTCTGCGTCCAACGAAATGAAAAATTTGCGGCGTTGGAGCAAGTGGCAGTCCATGCCGCACAAAGAGAAAATGCTGCACGAAGAATTCCAATTGATGAGCACGTACGCCACCAACGCGGGCATTCCCAAGGTCTTTATTGAGCACGCCAAGTACTTGTATAAAGACTTGTACGAGCAAAAGAATTTCCGCGGTCTGAAACGCGACGCCATTCGTGCGGCTTGCATTTGGATGGCGTGTTGGCAAAACGGTTGTCCTCGTACGTCGAACGAAATCGCCGACATATTTCACATTGACAAAAACAGCGCTTCCCTTGGTTGTTCGTCTGCCGAATCGTTGCTCCAAAGTCACGAGCGTACGATGAACCAAGAAGACAAACTCCAATTTTGTGCACTCACTCCTCTGTCCTTTATCGAACGCTTTGCGAGCAGACTTGAAATGACGCCCGAACAAGGGTTGTTGGCCAAGTTCGTTGCCATGCAGGTTGAAAAACAGCAACTCATTCCCGACAATCGTCCTCAAGCGATCGCCGCCGGGATCTTGTATTTCATTTCCGTCCGCTGTAATTTAGGGTATAGCAAACAAGACATCAAAACGAAACTGGGAGACGAGGCGAGCGAAGTGACGATCAACAAATGCTTTCAGAAACTGAATGAACACCAGAAAAAATTACTCCCATCGTGGGTACACAAAAAATACAAGAAAAAGGCCGCGTCTGCGGTAACCGCTTAAACAATAGTTTAGGGAGGAAATGTCACGCTAGTATATATTTGTATTTTTTTCATGAGTTGTCCACCAATGATGCCTTATTCGCCTTATATGGTGCCCCCACAACAGTGGCCTCAACAAAGTCGCCGCAGTCAAACAAAAACGGTTGATGTGGATCTTGCGAATGATGTGGACAACTGTGCCACTGACAAAATGTATATTATCCGATGATGTATCCTCCACAAATGATGCACACACACCCTACGTTCGTCTATGGAAACACAGCAATACCCCCTCCAATGCATTACCACCCCACACCATCGTATCCATCAAGTGGTTATGACGACCCTTTTGCACCTCCGCACGATGCTCCTCTGCATCATCGAGAAGAAGATGAGAAAATCTCACAATTGCGTCAAGAAATACAAGAATTGAAGAACACGCTTATGCAACATCAAGAAGAAACCGCAAACGATGGACATTGTGATTGGGAACCACCACGTCAACCACCGAATATTACATGCATATACCACAATGCTACCGAAGAAACACCCAAGGAAAAATACATTTTGCGCCTTCCACGAGACAAACGATATGGGGCGTATGTTTTCCCAAAAGATTAAGCGGTGGTATATCATATAGAGATGTCTTCACGTCCAGACACCACACATCAAGACACACCAAAACTGGTCTTTGTTGTGCCTTACCGCGACCGCGAGTTGCAATTGGGATTCTTTCGATCTCACATGGCCAAAGTCTTGGAAGACGAACCCAGTTATGAAATCTTTTTTGTTCACCAGCAAGACAAACGGACCTTTAATCGGGGTGCCATGAAGAATATTGGGTTTTTAGCAATGAAAGAACGGTATCCGAAAACGTACGGTGACATTACTTTTGTGTTCAACGACGTTCGATACGATGCCATATGTGAAAAATTTCCTGCCGTACGCAACAACAGGAAGGCGTCATCAAACATTTTTATGGGTTTTCTTTTTGTTTAGGCGGAATGGTTTCCATCACCGGAAAAGACTTTGAAAAAACAAAAGGGTTTCCTAACTTTTGGTCGTGGGGGTACGAAGACAATGCACTGCAACAACGTGCCAATGCCGCGAATATTCGTGTGGACCGGAGCCATTTTTACCCCATCATGGACGCACGTATCATTCACTTGAACGACGGTCCCAAACGTATTGTGAACGAAATCGAACGCAAGCGGTATGACTGGAAGACGTCGGAAGGGTTTGCGGACATCACCAAATTGCAGTACACCATTGAAGAAGATATGATTCAAGTCACTGGATTTCAAACACCACACCCCGAAAATACACACAAGCAACGAGAGTACGACATTCGGTCAAAACAAAATCCATTTGCAAAACAAAAAGCTTTTATGCGCATGCAGCTTCGTTAAATCATGGAATTGGCCTCAAGCCATTTGTAGGTGACCCCAAACTCGGCGTCGGTTTCCCAAACCCCGGAAATTTTCAAAATGTATTCACTGCTGTTTTCCGACAATGGTGGACATGGTTCGTGGATTCGAACTTTGCCTTTGAGTAACTGTTTGTGCATGGTCATACTGGACATTTTGCGGCGATTGGTAAAACTTGCATAATGCAACAAAACTTGTGTTTCTAATTTGTAGATGATTTCTATGATTGCTTTGTTGGCCGCAAGAGAAGGATCAAAGTGAATGTAATATTTGTCTCCGCATGGTTCGACCGTGGAATACTGTATGGGAAAATAGTAATACAAACCATTCATGGTAAAATTTTGTTGTGTGTAAATCATTTTAGTGAATAGACCTTCCATAAGTACGTTTTTTTCGGTTTCTAAGAAATAAAAACAGTCCGGGTCATATTCATTCAACTCCAATACCAGTAGATTCATCGTACTTTAATAACAATCGTTGGGTTTATCTTCTTTTACAAAAGTTTTTTCATGAGTCTATTGTATAATGGAATCCAGCCGTGAAGGACGTTTAGGCCTAAAGAAATTACGACGCACAGAGTGGAAAGGGCGTACCTTCTCTCAAGTATCTTCGGCCATACAAAAAAACATGCCTGTATTGACAAGTAATGATCGTCGTTTGTTGTTCAGTCCGTTGCCTTTAAAAATTTACCGTCAAGAATTGACCAAGTCTTCCGGACCTGGACGTTCTGTGCGTAGATCGATGGAAACACCTGGTGGCACGGTCGTGAACAGTAGCGCGGACGACGTTTGTAAAGATGGGGTGACAAACATGCTCTATGATGAAAGCAAAAGTGCACGATGCAATGTTGGTTGCCAGTTGGACGTACCAAATGCACAACAAAACAGCAAATACATGCAGTCGTTGTCTCAACAAGACAATGCTCGTCGCAGGGTACGAAGCAGTGGTATGTCGCGTCCACGATACGATTCATCGCACAACAACCGGCGAGAAGGGTACTCGTCCGCGTCCGAATACATGCACAGCCGCAACAAAACGTTCAAACAAAACCAGTTCAGCAACTTGCGGGTAGGCGATGCAAATGCCATTCCTGGCGGAGTGACTAGCCAAGAAAACGTGTATGCGTCCAATACGTTGCAATACTGTGGCAACGATCCCAAAACGAGTTATGTGCCGGTATACTACAAACCAAACAATTCTAAATATGCCCAACAAGGCGCAGTGGGTGCAAGTGCGCGGTTGTTGCGTCTTAAATATGACACCATTACACAAGGCGGTAATGCCATGCGTGAAGCATACGGTGCAGAAACCGCAAACGCATTGGCGTATGGCGTCCCTAACAATGGCTATACTATCAAAGACAAAGTGGGATATCCTAATAAATGCACCCCAACTTTTCCCCAAAAGTGTGGTTGAGAGAAAAGGTTCTGTGATTTTTATGAGCATTCTGTATAGACAAAGATAATGGGCGATTGCACCCAGCGCAAACTGAAAATGCTTTATCATGTTCCGCCCACACGATTCAATGCGCTTGCACAATCACCGTACGTAAATACGGAGAACACGCAACAAGAGTTGGACATGCGAAGAAAGGCAGAAATCCTCAAATACAATGGATCTCAAAAAGGAAACTTTGTCAATTCCATGACCCGCACACAAAGGTTTAGTCAAATCGCACGTGGTTTTAGTCCAAACCAACGAGCACAAGCCATACAGACCCGATGTGAGACGATACCCACCCTTTCCACACGATCGGGCGTACCCGGACCTGCTATGTTACTGCAATTGCGGCCCGAAGTTCCTTTGTATAATTATGCTACCAACAACCGCGCTTACGCCGAACAGGTGAATGAAGATGAAACCCCTTGGCGGTTTTACGTAAACGCACTTCCGGCCGCCTTGGATTCAGGGACGACGTATACCATTGGAACGCTCGAAATTTTCCGGCGCATTCCCAATGCACGCACTTCCTATACGCTCACCGTGCCTTACGATGGAGATACTACTGGTACCGCACTACTTCAGGTCACATATGGTGGTTCGGTGGTGCAACCGCTCCATACAGCAACACAATTCATCAACCAAAATGTGGTGTTTACCAATATTGATCTAATCACCAATGCGGGATATTTTTACGAGTTGCAATTGACGGTGACCACGAGTGATGGTAAATCTCTGGTTCTCAAATCGAATGGAATCACATTGGCATGATCTCATACAACTGTATAGAATGAAATCATGATTTGGTAAGTGCGGGATTGAGACACATTTCTTCGTTCGGAAACACTTGGCCAGACAAACACTTGTCACTCTCTGAAATGTCGATGCAACCACGTTTGTTTTGGTACTCTCCGACGAGGCACCACTTGGTTTTGCTCGAGCTGAGAGATTTCTGAATGCTGTCTTCGGGACTGTCGGGTACAGGATCGGCGGGTGCTCCGTATTTGGATCGTCCTACCGCCTCGTCTCCAATCATCAAGTTTCCAACGTTCTTCACAGCCCCCTCTGCGATTTCGACACCGCCCGTGGTGACCTCGGACGTGATTTCCGCAGCTTTGTTGAGTGCAGATCCGGTTGAAACCCCCATAAAGGTCAATACCTGTGTAATCGCCGGTGACAAGACATCAACCCCATTTTGTATGGCATCTCCAAAGATGGTCAAGAAGTTGAAGCCTAAATACGTGAGAACGATGAGGATCACCAACAATCCAATCACCAAGTTCCGTGCATCAAACAAAATGAAGTGGTCACTCAAAGCAATCGACGATGATGCATCGGAAGGCACATTGTCACCGGAAGAAGGTGTGTGTAAGGAAGGACCGGTAGACATAGGTTTTGACAACATGGGTGACGGTGACGACGAAGGTTTGCTATTAGGGATTTCTTCTAAAATATTCATTTCTATACAGTAGGTCTTGAAATAAATTCTTTTTTATAACGGGTTAAAGAAATCGCGTTAGTTCATATAATTATATTTAGGCGGCTATCATAATGACGTCTCTATTTTCTGTTTTAGAAAGTTTTTTTTTCTTATGTTTGGCCGTCTCGTTTATATTGATCCTACTCATGGTCTACCATTTCAAAAAGCGCGTTGACGCGTTGGAACGAAACAATGAAACCTTGGTTGATATTTGCAAAAACGTAGTACAAGAGCTCGACCATTTGAAAAATGCGCAGCCGTCGTTTGGTTTGCCTAAAGAGATGTCTCCCCAAACGTCCTCTACGTATTATCCTTCCACCCTGCCTTTTGTGGACAGCGATATGCTGAAAAACATCATGATGTCAGACGGAATTTTAGGAGGTTCCACTGTGCACGAATCCCCCTTGGACATGCAGGTATTGGAAAACAGTGAATTGGACGAAGTTGAAAGTTGTCATTCAGATGATAGTCCTGCAGTACAAGAACTTTCGGATGATTCCACTGCGGTTGAAGAATTAGTAGTCGATTCGATTGTCGCTGATGATAACACGGAAAAAACAGTGGAAGCACTCGACACATTTGAAATCGAAAAAAACAATGACAAGGAAAAAGACATGATTCAAGTGACCAAACTGGAAGAAACCGAACCTATTGACGATACCGTCTCAGAATTCTCGGAAATGGACGTAGAACGTCGTAACAAAAGTTCTCTCCAAAAAATGAATGTTCAAATGCTTCGTGCCATGGTCATTCGCGAAGGTTTGTGTACCGATCCGTCCAAAATGAAGAAAAATGAATTGATCCAGCTCGTATTGAATGAATAAACGTTTAGGAAAAGGAAATATGTTGTAATCATATAATAATGTTTGGGTTCTTGAAATCTGCAAAAGAACAAACGACTCTAGCACAAGCGTATCCCGTGTTGCCAATGTCACAAGACGGATACCAAACCAACAATCAATATAGTCAATTTCCTCCCATCACTGAAGATGGACGCAACATTTCCGCGTCATGGCAACCGGGAGCAGTTGTGAATGAATCCATCTTAAAAAAGGAAGGAATACAATCGAACTGGCAATACCGCCAATTCATGACTTCCAATGCAGATCAATTGCGCAAAAATATGTATCGAGATGCATTGAATGATGTAGGTTTTACTATTCGCAACGAAAATACCACTATTGACAAAGCCACCTTTGGTACTCCGAAATTGTACGGTTCGCTCATGGAGCCTACCGCCGAAGGTAGCTTAAGCGATTTAAAAGCAAACTATCTTAGTCGTGAACAACTGGCTTCCCGTATGGTTGTTCCAGAGTTGACACAAGCGCAATTACAACAAATGAAACCAAAATAAAAAGTCAAAACATGTTTCCAAAACCGTAGAATCATGTTTTTTTTATTACAGCAAATATTTATCGCACCATTCTTTGCATTTGCTCACATCGTTATATTCGATCCCCATTGTCCCATTTTCCAGGTTGACCAGAAGTTGCTGCATCTGTTCCAATCGTGGTTGGCCAAAGATGGAATTGATTTCTTCAAATTTCCCCCACAATAGCATTTGTACGTTGAAATCTAAAGCACGCACCACATAGTGGCCGGTGGAAGTTTCGCTAATGGTCTTGAATAAGTGTTGTAGTACAGACACCGTTTTCTCACTGAGTTGATCATACATGAACCCTTTGCAAACCAAGTATTTTTCTCCAGAAGTCACTAAACACACACTCGGTTTCACAACGTACATTTTTTCGTAAAAATGCGACAAAATGAGGAATGCATCGAGTGACAATGGTGAATATGTGTCGTTCGTTTTCACGATACAAGTCCCTTTTCGTTTTTGGGCAACAAATGCCAGACAAATCTGCATCAACAAATTCTTTGTATTGTGATATTCCGCAGGACCTTGGGACGCATCACAAAAAACCAGATCCATACACCCCCTTGGTCCAGATGTCCAATGATCCAGTGTATAGGGGTGATCATACACAACCGATTGGTCATTCGCGTGATTGCGTCGAATGTGTTTTAATGCGCGCACCGTATTGACATTCCCAAGATGCAGCGAATTTATTTTCTGGAAGTTTTGCCACGAAAAATGCATCAAATGATATAATTCAAAGATTTCGTAACAAATAAGCGGCAAACGCAACTGAGATACTTCCGGAAGTTGGTGATACGGGTGCGATAAAAAACATGCACGATCCCATTCTGGATACTGCTGGGTAATACATTTTAATTCACTTAAATAACGCAACAAAGAAGGCGAATAGTGTTTCGTCAAAGGCGTATAACTTTTTGTAGGCACACAATGATGGTTTAATTGCAACATTGCGCGTGGAAATAAATAATAAATCATTGTATTGATACGTTTTTGTGTGTGTACATTCGTTGTTTTTATATAGTAGGGTTGGCTCTTGTACATGGTTCGTATTGCTAATAGTAATGATAACTTTATATTGTTTATGCGTTATGCTTTCTGTTTCTTCATTAGTTCCTTCACAAACATGATTCGGTCACGTTCGGGGAGCTTCATGATCTTTTCCTTTCGTTTGTCTGAAAACGTTTCATAAACCGCTTGCAATTCAGGATCATTTTCAAACAAAACTTCGCTGATGGGACTGTAATTGTCCGCGTTCAATTGCACTTTTTCTCGCTTTATTTTTCGTCGTGCCTTTTTCACTGGCACAGGCACAGCCACTTCTTGGTTGGGTTCTGGCTCTTTTATGTTTTCTTCTTCAATAGCTTCCGTCTCGGCTTCTGCAGTTTCGTCTTCCATTGTGTTGCGCATTTGATCCATCGTGGGTTTCGACAATTCGCGGACCTTTTTGAAGACAAAATACCGATTCAAAAACGACACCATTTGCTCCATACTTGACATTTCCTTGGCTTTTCCGTATTCTTTGATGCTGTTTGGGTCTTTTTTGATTTCATATTTCATGGTACCATACATTTGGTCGAACAAAGAGGACGCATGGCTAAGACCCATGCCTTTGATTTCTTCTTTGTCTGCCAATACAAATCCATAGTTTTCCATCAATTGTACCAAATAGTCAAAATGAACCAAATATTCAACAAACTGTTTATTAATGCTTTCTTGGTATACACTAATGGCAAGCCCCACACCGGTTTCGTCTGCCGGCAAAGCCTTCAAATTAGAAGAATACTTTTTGGTGATTTCAAACATTTTCCGGCCATTTTTGTCCATACGAATGGATTCTCCTTGATAAATCGGTGTATTGTCTTTTCGTGTGCGGAGCAAGTCAAACACTTGTTGCCCATCGAAACATGTTCCGATGAAATACCCATGCAGCCGAGTACACTCGGCCACGTTGCGCAAGAAGTTATGCAGGGTTTTCGTGTTTTCGAAAAAGTAATGAAGTGCAAATTGACACGAACTAATATGAAACCCCTCTTGGGCGATGCCATGTTGGAACACATATTTCTTGTGACTCGTGCTTTTACCCTGTCCAAATATGGACTGTACAAGTCCCTTCTCCAATGCAGTCGGAAACGCTTTTCCATCGGTGCGTATGTTGAGTGCACCATTGCCTTCCAAAAACAACGCTCGCATGGGGTGATTGCGATTCTTAAAACGCCATGTCAAATACCGTTTACAAGCACCACTGTAAGGATTGGTAATGCTTTCGCTGTGCAAATCGATGCCCAATACAAAGCGGATTTTACCACTATCCCACTTCGGCAAATCACCGCCTTGTCCCACCGCATAGTCAATTAACAATGGATCTGTAATCTTCAGTGTATTGCGCATGTAATTGGCCACTCCTACAATCAACTTGCGTTTCACGTACGTATTGTGGAAATCACGCAAGGCCTTGGTGGTGGATTCGTTTTTCTCGGACAGATTGTAGTAGATCTTGTCCGTGACATCAATTTGGGGAACGTCTTCCATGCCAGTGATCATCTTCTCCGTCACGGGAAAATGAATGGAGTGCCAATTCGTGTCCGCAGTGGTGTAATTGTTCATGCTCTTTTTGCCTTCACGGAGGGCTTGTGTCTTGTCTTGACGCACACGCAAAGGCACCCATTTCCACGGACCTTGTTTGGTGGTGTCATTTTTGGCGTATTGAAATTCCACAATCATGTCTTCCACGAAGACCTCGCGCTCCATTGTTTTCATTTGGTACGAGTGCGATGACCGGAAATTTTCTTCGAGCGGTACGTGACACAAAAAGGCGTCGGGATCGTAAGGCGTCGTTGGGACGAAGGGCATCGCCTCGTACGACTGTTCGTTGTCAGTACCCACCAAATTGCGATAGTATTCATCGCTGTCGTGCAATACATCGTGAAATGGATTCATGTGCTTGTGCCGTTTTTTGTCGAAACCCACATGAAGTATCAGCGTTTTGTAAGGAATCATACGCGTCATCATTTTATCACCGTCGTGTGCTACATACCGAATCAAATCTTTGCCGTCTTTGTCTTTTTGGGTTTGCACCAAGAAATCAATGGTGTTGTAATGTGGCGGCTTCCATTTGAAACAAGCGTCCCATGTGTACTTACTACCGTTAAGTTCAAAGGCTTCGTTGGGTTTGGTGCTACCTACGCCTGTGTGCATTGGTGTAAAGATCAATCCGTCCACCTCATATTCAAACTTGGATTCCATTACGTCACGCGATGCTTGGAAAATGGTCTTGTGTTCCGGCTGGTACATTTCAAAGTGTTTGCATTTGAATCGGAAGGCACATGCCGCATTGGGTGTAACGGATTCCAATGTACAACTGCCATGAAACCGTTGCATAAGCGAGAGACGATAGTTCTCAATCGGATACGTTTCTTCATTAGTACAAAACGGGAGTGCACGTACATGCGACTCTTTGCCCATACCATAATAATAAATGTCAAACGCAGCAAATAGAAACAGACGTTCTTCGTTGGGAGGTTTACCATACATGATGAATTCACCGTCCAATAAACTGTCCCAACAACTCTTTTCTTTTGTAATCGACCCTGTAAACATCACTTTGAGATTGTTGGAAATCATGTACACACGGCCGGTTTTCGATATATAGAGCAACGCACGGATTCCGTCTGCTTTTTCGGTAACGGTATAGCCTTCTATAATCGATTGTTGGGTGGACGTCGTCGTGTCGTGTTGAAACAAGTGTTCCTGTTGTAGCGATACCGATTGCGGACCGATGAAATACGGACGTGGTTTTTGTTCTTTTCTCCATACTTCGCCGTGAATCCGACACATGTAATCTTCAATTATGGCTTGTTGTTCGCTGTATGGGATTGGGTATGGAGTCTCTTGCAAACCGCTCAATACAACACGAATGCATTGTCGTAATTGGGCCATCAAATGTTGTAATCTGGTAACCGGATAATCACGTTTGACACGGTCGTTGTCCATTTCCAATTCCACTTCATATACAGGCGGCATATTGAATACTTCCGACGCTTGTATCGTCTCCACCGGAAGTGGTGGACCGGTACGTCCATTGGCATGTACGCTCTTTTTGTTCGTTTTTACAATACTTATGTCCACAAAGATGGGGTAATCCGGGTGACTGAAACGTACACGATTGATGCAACGGAAGTTTTTACGTGTTTGGGTCCAATCGTATATGGTACGAGTCACTGCGGGACGTGTACTCGACAAACTGTAGTTTTCTTCTTCCATGTATGCTACGCGAAAGTTGAAATCTTCAAAGTCTATCATGTTGAATGGCTGTACTTTTCGTTTTTCGGTAAATTTCACATCAGCTGATTTTCGTTTGAATCGTTCAATGTCGTTGTATTGGCAATATTCTTGAATATACGTGGGACCATTTATTTCAGCTCGAATGCTTGACATGACCAATCTACGTTTGTTGGTAGCAGCACCTCCCTCCATTTCTGCGTCATTGGGTTCTGCATTGGGTTCGTCGTTGGCGTTTGGTTCGGGACCGGCTTCTGCTTTTGGCGTTTCTTTTTTTGGAGGCGCTTTGTCACGCAAACCTATACGTTCACATGTAATTCGCAGCATTTGCATGCCATCACGATCTTCAGACTTCCAACCAGTTGCCAAAAGCTGTCGCACGACATTGTGATAATCAATGACAGATATAGGCTTGGCCACTTTCGAATTGGTGCCAAAACGAACCTCCAACTCGGGAACGGCATTTAGTCCATTCGCACGCTGGTGCATACCACGACAACGCTCTAAATAGTGCTTCATGATAGTCTCCAACTCGCTCGATGATGCTTTGTGTTCTGACATGATGGAAATATATGTTATATTGAGAATAAAAAACAATATAACCTCTTTTCAATTTTATATTAATATGTTTAACAAAAGGTAGGTATACAGTGTAAGACTAACAGATTGTACAATTCGTCTTTTCTCGTTTTGGGTGGTACGGTAAGTCCTACTTGTGCTGCCATCGTTTCCAATTCTGCCACTTTGTAAGCGCTCGCCGATTTTAGCGGTTTGTCCGCGCTTTCTAAACAGACAAACTGTAAACTCAAGTGTTCTAAAGTATATAATTGTTCATTCGTGTCTATAAAATAGGACTTACTGTCTGGGTGACGATACAACACAATCCGCTGTGAAGGATCGCGATGAATGTACGCCAAGTATGTCTTTTTTGCCAAGTCAACCACATACACACTGCATTTGTGGTAAAACGCGTAAGCATACAGTGCACCTGGTGGAGTCTTCGGCATCGTCAACAGTTCTTCTGCCATACGTCCACAACCCACTTTCGTCAACTTCACTGCCATTTGGTCGTTCAATGCTTTTGAACCGCTTGTATGGCACAAAGACGCCATCTTACGTTTTTCTTCCATTTCCACTTTACCATTGTGTCTACCAACGCGCATGTATTCATTGTATCCATACACCGCAATGTACAATGACCAAAACAATGGGATCTTGGCATTTCTTAGCCACCCACAACCGTTTTTGACAAAGAGCAAGTAAATCAAGCTGTTCCGTTTTTACTGTGTTCTCTTCTTTTGTATTGGTTTCTTTGGTTTTTTCTGCTTCTCTGGTTTCTTTTGGATATTTTTCTGGGTCGAATGCTTGTTCTGTGAATTCTATTTTTTGTTCAATAGCGATCGCTTCTTTTCTGCGTTCAGCGGCCTGGGATTCAATTTCAGTTTTTTCGTCGCCATGAAGCATGTAAGGTGCCAACGATTCGCAGTCCCATGTACACGCGACTGGACAAATGGGGCGTATCCAATACATACTGAGTTCTTAGGTGTGTTAAGAACGTTCGCTTTATGTTTCTTTTTCAAGCACTTCGGGTGATTCTATAAGTTGCTTACACTCCTTCGCTTCTTCTTCAATTTTCTCCAAAATGGTTTTTTGTTTTTGCACGTATTCCAAATACTGCATTACCTCGTCGATGGCCTCTTGTGGCAAGGTAGATACATTCACCATAATACCGTTTTTATTTTCATTTAATTTTACGTTTTCAAACTTTCGCAGTATGGTACCGATAACAATATGATTGGTGGTGTCTAGCTGGTGTATGTCGTTCACAATTCGTTCGTTGAGCATTATACACTGAATTCTAACGTTGTCTTTATATCTTTTTATCAGCAGGCATTAGGTCGCCTAAAATCTCTACACAAGGATCGTTTAACTCAAAACGACTGCCAATGACTTTGATGTTAATGCGGTCATTTTCTTGAATGTCGTTAAACTGCGGTTTGTTTCCCAAATGATCCCGTATTACAAATACAGTGGCAGGAACATTGTTCAACTTATCGTAAATATTGGCGTGGATACCCGCTTTCGTTACACTCTTGACGTGACAACCGTAAATCCATGTACCTTCCGCGGGACGGTATGTTTTGCATTCAAACACGACATGAAATTCCACTTTATCGCCTTTCAAAGAACCACTTGAGTACGTCTTCAAATCCACGGTTTGGGGCTGTACATAACCTTCCTCAATACATTTGCCGCCAATAAAATACTCGATGGAATCGCGCAAATTCTCTTTCGTCACCGCTTTGCCAATTTGAGATGGCAACAACGTCACTTTCATTTCCAACATAGTGGAATTGTATAATACGTCCTTGTTGGTGTTCGCCATTTGTGTTGTTTTACGTTCAGACATAATAAGCTATATACTATAATGTTTATTATGTTTCTTAAAATCAATTTTTCTTCTTTTTCTGGATCTCGAAGACTTGATTGTCTTGCACTGTCGTCTTATTGATGACTAAATGCGCAATGTCTGTCTCAATTGCAGTTTCTGGTCCTAAAAACCACACCTCTTTGCCGTCTATCATGCGCAAAAACATTTCGTAAATAATACACAAGTGGTGACGAGTAATGTGCAATTCACCGTCGTCTATACGAATAAATGTTTTTTCTTTGCGTGATTCATATGTCTCATTTGCACGTTCAATGTAGGTCAATACGGATAGTAGACGTTGCAATGTGATTTCTTTGGACGCTTGTTCGCAACTGGCACCCAATGCGTTTTTCATTTGCAACACATTTTTCAGTTTGAACTCATAACCATCTTTCTCGAGCGCCGACTTATTTTGTCCAATAAACCCCACTGTGGAATCCTTCAAATTGGGAATCACTTTCCCTTCTTCACGCACTTTGTCAAGGACCCCATGGGGTTTACGAAAGGTTTGCTCGATCCACTTCACTGCTTCAGGGTGTTCTTTCTCCGTCACTTCCGCGTCTCGCCATGTCTGGTCTTTCCACACCAATAAGTTATTCTTGGAACCCTTGGTCATACAAAGGTATACCAGTGAATTGTCAGAACGCGCCTTCATACGCTGCTGGAAATACGCCCGCAAAGTACCTTCCAGGGAAACAAATGTAACGTCGCCTGTTTCGGAAAAATGCTTCGGATCCGAAAACATACCAACTAACAAATTTTTCTTGTCTGTATAGGGCAAGACATCGACCATATGATGTATCAAGTGGAACTTGGTATCATTGATTTCGATATGATGTATCTTATTCATCACGTGCAATGTGCGTAACCCTATGTCTGTCATTTTCTTAGACCGAGTGTCCGAACCGTTTTCTTTCGTGTATTTAACAATGTCTTTTTCCCAAAACACAGTAGTGTCTCTCAATGTTTTTAAAATGGAGTCAAACGTGCGAGATGGACTGACCCGCGAAGTAGGCAATACGATACCCAATGCACTAGGCTTCGGTGTAGGCATGGGAATGTTCTGTGTAGCAACAGGATTCAATCGAATTTTTTTGGCGGGTGCGGGATCTGGTTTCGCTTCATTCTTTTCTACCACCGCAACTGCAGGACGTTGATACAGTGGCGTGGTCCGTTCAAACACGGATGCATGTACATCGTGGACATCAACGGGTTGAAATACGTACGCACCATCACGCAAGATTAAGTATCCTGTACGTTTTTGATGTACCAACCATTCACGTTTGTTTTGAAGGAATTGAGAGAGCGTGTAATAAATTTCCTCAATAGGATACGTACGCTTCGCCTGAATGTCTTTTGTCAGATCCTGTAAATTATAAAACGCCCGGTCCCGGTACAACTCTCGAACGCGAGTAGCGATCCGTTCGTGGTTTTGACGCACATGGTGAATGGAATATGTGCTCTTATCATGGACAATCGTCGACGATTTTCCAGGTTTGCAACTCAGTTCACAATTCTCCATATAGTCACACTTGCTTGAAAATGCCTTGTCACCCACTTTGTATTTGATGGTCTTTTGGCTACTAGACAATTTCATGTCGATCTCCTTATTCATGTTTTCTTCGGTGAAATTGTTTTGGGTGTCGTTCAACAAACAATCCACAGCACTTTCCTTCAAAATACGCGTAATACGACCTATTTGTATTGCTTTGTGCTCCGCCAATCGATACATATACATGTCAGCTGCCTCCGTGTCGTTCTCGAGGATAGTGCCATGCATGTAAATTTCCACATTGCGTTCTTCTAGTTCCAAACTACAATGGCTCTTGTTGCGCACCGCACGCCCAATGGTTTGTTCTAGACGACTCATGTTATACCAAGGATCCAATATGTGCACTTGCCGAATGCATTTGAAATCCAGACCTTCACTCCCCGCTTCCGAAATCATCACCACTTTTACGTGACGACCGTCTTTGTTGTCGAGATCGGTAATCAACTCCAAATCTTCCGCATTGTTGTGTGAGAACAGCTTGGTTCCAGTGATCATGGCGTATTTGGCCGTGTATTTGTCCGTTTTCTCTTTGGGACTCATCGTGAGTGGATTGAGCGGCGCGCCCGGTTCTTTCAAGAAGGGCAATATATGAGACGACGAACTGTATCGGGTCATGCCCATTTCTTCCAACGCCAGCGCCATTGGCAACAGGCCTCCCTCCAAATACCGCGAATAAATCAACACAATGCCTGTGGAGTTTTGTATGGCACGACACACCGCCGCAATCTTGGAACTGTACGTCGCAATGTGTTCTTGAGAGAAAATCTTCCCGTACTTGCTCAGTACTTCGGGCTTATACGTGAACTCCGTCCATTGCATTTTGGGGTGATTCACCACCTTGTGATCCATTACAGTATGGAGTCCACTCTTGCCATGTGTATTGTCTAACGCGCCTTCGTATTTTCCTTCTTCATTTGCCACAAAGGCGTCCGATGGATAACACACGTTCAATACACTGAGTGGGGTAGTAAGGTCTTCAAAGTTAAAAGCTTGACGGGTTTGGAAGGTAGGGTCTTCACTTTGCATTTTCTCAAGCAAGGCTCGGTACACTTGCCCTTGGTATACGCCAATTTTGGAAACAAATACGTTGTTCAAGACATATTTCTCGGGAGTGTACGTCATGGGAGCGCCATTTACCTGTTTGGTCGGATAGGTATACGACCGCAGCAAGTGTTCTTCGCTAGCAAAGTAGTCCGGATAGACCCGGTACGGAAACGTGTACGGATTTTCACCACGGACATACGATACATAACCGGTGAGTTTCCGGCGCAACAAGTCTTCCCCGCTTTCTTGAACCACCAGACCTTCCGCGTTTTTGCGTTCTGAAACGAAATTACCATGTTTGTCAAACACTTGGTTTTCGGAAATCACCGCACGTTTATCGTTCATGTTCATCAAATTGGTCACCCACAAAATTTCTTCTTGGGAATTGTACAAAGGAGTGGCAGATAACAACACCAACCGTGTATGTTTGCAAAACCGGGCAATCTGGGACAAGATGCGCACCGCAGCGTTTTGGGTGTCTTTCCGCCGGGCCACCATGTTATGAAATTCGTCAACTACGATCAACCGGTAGTCAAATTTGTCTCTCAATCGTTGAATAACCTTTTTCTTCTGGGATTTGGTTTCATTGCTGTCTCGAGCACTTACTGGAGTAAGATCCAGTATTTCGGGCAAATTGTTCTTCATATGGTCCAGTAACGAGACGTCGAACTTATCTTTGCCCTCCATTTGCTGCTTTCGCATTTTTTGCCGTACCAGATTCTTGTAGTCCGATTGACTGTAGAGCGCAACAGAATCATACCCCAAAAAACGGTAATACTTGTTAATGAGTGTGCGTATGGCTTTGGTCACTTGTTCACGAGACAATCCAGACACTTGCATGGGATTGATTTCCTTCAGCAATGTATTGCCCACACATGTGCGGAGATTCCATGTTCCATTGGGAAGTTTCTCCAGTTTGTTGGGATTGAACAACTGACTTTTAAAGTTGTCTTGGACATTCGGCGACGCAATGATCATGATCTTTTTTAAGACACCACTTTGCTTCATATACGATCGCATTTCCTCCGTGATTCCAATGGCACTGCACGTTTTGCCCGTTCCCAGTTCATGATACAACAACAAACTATTATAGGGAGATTCGAGAGACATAAAGTTCTTGACGAATTGTTGGTGAGGAAGCAATTCAAAGTCGCTATTGCACAATTTTTTACTGTGCGCCTTTAGGTCTTTATGCAACGAACCGTCGAAGGCGTGATCACTAAATTCTCGTTTGGCAGCAATCTTTTGGTTGAATTCTGCATCGTTTACGTCTGGATATAATCCAATGTCCTCTTTTTCCTGACTCGCAGTATGGTATTCTTCAAATTCCTGCGAAAACAGGCGTTTATTGTCTTCATATCCTTCATCGTCGGAATCAAACCCCGTTTCTAAAATAGGACTTTCATCATCGTTTTCTGGCTCTTTGGCGGGATCGGTGGTGGTTGCTTTGGGTTCGGCGTCGTTTTCCTGTTCTTCATCTTTATGCGCGTCATTTTCTTCTTTATTCCCCATCAAATCATTAAAGAAGGTGGCGGCAGACGCAATCATACTCTCGGCGGCTTTCGCAGGCACTTTTTTTTCAGGAGATTCCAAGTTCCCATTGTCTTTGGTTTCCAATCCTTCCGGATTAGGGTCCTGTATAACAGGTTCTTCTTCCAAGACAATGACTTTCTTTCGTTTCCGACGCAAGGGTTTTTCGGCGTCTTTTTTGGCTTTGGCTTCGGCCTTTTCAGCTTCTTTTTTGGCTTTGGCTTCAGCCTGTTCGGCGTCTTTTTGTGCCTTGGCCTCCAAGTTCATTTGTATAGCTTCTTCCCTAGGAAAACACTCATCACGGCTCCGGACAAAGAGTTCCCCTTTTCGACATCTTCGCGTTTTCTTCGCCACTGGTTTGGTAATTTCTTTTTCTGTGTCTGGCTCTTTGGCGTCATCGTTGTTTTCATCTTTATGCGCGTCATTTTCTTCTTTAGACCCCATCAAATCACTAAAGAAGTTGGTGGCGGTCACATTTTCAGTGGGTTTCGCAGGCTCTTCTTTTTCTGCAGCTTCCAAGTTCTCATCGTCTTTGGTTTCCAATCCTTCCGGAATAGGGTCCTGTATGACAGGATCTTCTTCCAAGACAACTGGTTTTTCTCGTTTCCGACGCAAGGGTTTTTCAGCTTCTTTTTTGGCTTTGGCTTCTGCCTTTTCGGCTTCTTTTTGTGCCTTGGCTTCTGCCTTTTCGGCTTCTTTTTGTGCTTTGGCCTCCAAGTTCATTTGTATAGCTTCTTCCCTAGGAAAACACTCACCACGGCTCCGGACAAAGAGTTCCCCTTTTCGACATCTTCGCGTTTTGTTTGCCACTGGTTTGGTGATTTCTTTTTGTGTCTGGTTCATCTTTATATAGAGTCGACATATAAAAATGGCTTCCATTGCTTAACGAGTTAACGAAAATAATAAGGTGGATTTTAAACAATCATGTATGTTTTGAATCAACGTTTGCTTTTCTAAATTGTATGGACGAATGCTTGCCAAACATTTTGAAAGTGATTTCCATTCCATTTTACTGACTTCACTCTTTTGGTAATTGTGATTCTTCACACTGGTGTCGTACGAAATATACATCAAATAATACTTGTGGCGATACGAATTGTAATTGGAACCCGTAAACACTTCTTCAAACGGAACCACATTGCGTATGTTCTTCAACTGTGCAGGGGCATACCCGGTTTCTTCTGAAAATTCCCGCAACGCACAATCATAGTCCGACTCTTGCGCATTCCGTCGCCCTTTCGGAAACCCCCATTCGGGTTCGTCCCAGTCATAACCATTCCCCTGGGTTTCCTGAATAAGACTCTTGAGGTCGTAAGTGTGTCCTTGCGGTGTGGTGATCCCGTGAATCAACTGTACAATGCACTCTTTCAAGTTCGAAACCACTAATCCGTTCTTCACAGCATGACATTTCTTTATTAACGATTCCTTTTCATGTATGGTCATTTGTTTGATCATGTTCAGAATGTACGTTTTCTGGTACACCGAAAATTTGCCCCGCATAAAGTCAATGTACCCCAAAGTGTCTTTCCGTCGGATCATCAAAAATTCAATATCGTTGTTGTTGACACGAAAACATACGATGCCAATGCTCGTAATCGGTACCTTGCAAATATGAAACAAATGTCCATATTTTCCACAATTGTTGCAAAACATTTCTGTGTATTTTTTACTCATGATATTTAGTATGCCCAAGGACTTGTCGTATAGATGATTAATAAGTTCGTTTTAAATTGTTTTAGAAGTACCTATTGTATAATGAAAGAACTGCAATCTGAAGTCTGGTTTCCGTCCTTCTGGTTTTTCCTGTATTCGACCGCGCATTGTTATCCAGATCACCCCAATGCGGTTATGAAACGCAAATACTACGACTTCACTCACAACATTCCCTTGTTTTGCCCCAATACTGACATTCAACGCCGAATGACCCGCTTACTTGACACGTTTCCAGTGACCCCTTATTTGGACAATCGCGATTCGTTCACCTATTGGGTTCACTTTATCCACAATAAAATCGATGCTGAACTGGGAAACGAAGAACATACGTACTGGCAACATTTAGACAATTATTACCACGCATATTTGCCAAAGACCTACAAACTGTCGGAGAAATTTGGGATTCAAAAACGCCACATTGTGATTGCCCTTCTCTGTTTATTGGGCTGTTTCATTTTGTACCATACAAAATAGTCTCTCCACTTAATGTAAAGAATGCGGTTTGAACTCGTGATTCTATTGATAACGGCCGGTTTGGTGGCCAATGTGTACACCGATGGAAAATTCCTCAAGAAACTATGGAGCTACCAAAAATACTACAAAATGGCAGGCATCGCGTTTGGTGGGTTGATGGCGTATTGGCTACTGACCAAAAATCCCCAACGCGCAGGCGAAATGTTCGCCACGTCCCACGAATATTTGAAGTACTTACCAGTGGACCAAGAAACCAGCTCCATGCTCTCCCCAATCCTCGATTTCACGTCCAAACAAAACTTCTCACAAAACTTGCCTGCTTCAGGAAGTACCGCGAGTGGCAACGACTACAATGTGTTGAACATGTTTCTACCGAACCAAAATGGAAACACAGCCGCAGAAACCCGTATGATGCGATCCGGCAAAGGCAGCAGCAAACGGAGTGTCAGTGAAACGAAAAAGAAATACGTCGCGTCTCGCCAAAATTGGACATGCGGCGATTGTAGTCAACAACTGTCCGCCTGGTTCGAAGTCGATCATAAAGTACGATTGGAATACGGTGGAAGCAACCACATTGACAATTTAGTGGCCTTGTGTCGTGAATGCCACGGCAAAAAGACGACAATTGAGAATTTGTAATTTATGCACCTAAGGTATAGATGGCAGGCTTCTTAGGTATATCAGACGAAACATGGGGAACCGAATGGGTGAAACGTTCTCTCAAACAGCTCGTCTATGTTGTGTTTATTCTGTATTTCATTATGATGTTTACAATGATTTCTAAAGACAGTAACGCATTGGATCCCACGCAAAATGCAATGTATATTGTCGCTGTATTGTTTCCTTTAGTGGTGTTTGCGTATTTCATCTTTTCCAACGTAGAAGACAAAAAATACTTGTGGATATTGGTGGCAATGGTGTTTCTGTTGTTGGGGGTGCTTTTTCGCAGTTTGTTTCCCTCGTTTGACAATATTCTGAAAAGCATCGGCAGGTGGTTTGTGGATTTCACCGAAATGAAACCCTTCTCCAAAAGCGGATCCTTTTTGGTGACAATTGCATCGAAATTTTTGTTGTTGGCCATAGGACTTATATTCTTGTCCATCGTATTCAACGTGGGCTTCAACGAATCGTTTCGCCAGCGGGGCCGCCTAGGCACCATGATGTATGCACTGTGGTTCATTCCCTGTATGATCAGTGATTACTTGCGCTATTTGTTTGTCGAATTGAAGACCACGCCCCGCGTCGTGTTTGCCCTCCTTCTGATCGAAATCATACTCATTGTGCTCTATTTTGCATTGCCACGATGGTTCAACGAAGTGATCTTACCAGAAAGCAACCGCATTTTGAAAGAACCCATGTTTTTGTATGGGCAAAAAGAAATTGCAGATGCCGAAGCATTTTTCAATGTTACGGACACCCAGTTACAACTGCAGCGCTTGTTCCAAATCAAAGACTCGGACAAAACCCAAGATGCACCGGTGGAGAGCTTGATGCGCAATTATTCCATTTCCATGTGGGTGACCGTCAACGCCCCAGACACTCCCGAAGACAATGAGTGTATGGTTTTCCGCGTGGGCAGCAACGGCAGCACCACAGATGACCCTGACTTACCCCGATATGGTGCTCCTTATTTGGCTTGCAAAGGTTCGTCCAAGATGCGTATGGTGCTGTCAAACAACTATCCTGTAAAACGTGATGATGAAACAGACAGTGCTTACCAAGTGCGCGTAGATGATTTTGAAAATGACGCGACGACCGAGTTGGAAATGCCTTACCAACGATGGAATTTTATTGTGTTCAATTACAATGGCTCGCGCGCTGATGTTTTTGTAAACGGTGAACTGATGGTGTCCAAAAATTTAGGCGAGTTTATGCCTTCGCAAACCCACGATAATAAAGTGTGTGTAGGATCAGACACCAAACAAATTCATGGGGCAGTGTGCGAAGTGCGCATTCATAAAGAACCGCTAGGACAAACGGAGATCGCGCAAACATACAATCTGTTGAAATTGATGAACCCACCGATATATAATCTTTCATAAAAGTATAATGAACCCTACCGTAGTTATTTTAGGTGCGATCTTATTGGTCGTCATTTATGTATTGTACACCGTTATCTCGGAAAAAGGAAAAAGCGTCGTGAAAAAAGCGTACCTGAACGAAGCCAATGCTCCCATAAGCTATAATACTCTCAAAAATCCCAAATCATCGCGCTTCTGTTTTAGCAGTTGGGTATACATTGAAGAGCTGAAAGACACTGGACTTACTGAATTGTTCCGTGTGGAAAATGATAGTAGTAATGTTTTCTTTTCTTTATACTGTAAATCCGATGCTTCGCTGCATTACGGTATCCTTCTCGACAAAGATACTAACCCCACCGAAAACGAAATCATGACCAATTTCCCTCTCCAGAAGTGGGTCTGTGTGATGGTCAGTGTCGACAACAAAATCGTGGACTTATACATTGACGGCAAATTGGTTCGATCGCAACAGCTTCCGAAACAACCCACAAAAACTACCGATGCTTATATGATCAAGTTCGGAACTGACGTAAAGGGATACTTGGCCAAGTTGGAACGGTACGCCGAACCCATGGACCCAGGAACTGCGTGGAGCAAGTACATGGAAGGCAATGGCGGTAATTACTTTAGCCGGTTATTGTCTTCGTATGGTGCACGTTTCACCTTGACCAAAGACGACTTGGACATGAAACAATTTACACTGTTTTAAACCCTTTAATAAAAAAATCGTGTTTTTCATACACATAAAACACGATAGAATTTGTCGTACCTATATATAATAGTAATGGACGGAGAAAAACCCTTTATTGAACAAATGCGAGAGAACACACCTTCGGCCGAAGACGTCGGACAAAACGTCAGCCAGGCAGTACAAAGCCTGGGAGAAACCATGAACGATATGAAAGATGGTGTGAAAGACACACTCGACGAATTCTCCAACAAAACAATGGTAGACGCGAGTAGTGAATTTCTGAACTCGAACTCGCTTTTAGCGAAATTTGCTTTCTTGGTCTTGGTTGTGGTGTTTTTCATGGTGCTTTTGAAAATCATGATGTCCATATTGGCCTATTTCTTGGGACCCTCGAGCAATCCTTATTTGGTATACGGATCTCTCAACGGAAACGATCGTGTTTCGATTCCACAAGATCCTAGCAAAGACGATACTGTTCAAGTCGCCAAATCGAATGATCGCCATCGAGGCGTTGAATTTACATGGTCGGTATGGCTCTTTTTGAACACGACTAATGACGTTGCAGCCAGCAATGTGTTTGTCAAAGGAGACGAACAAATACATGGTGAATATAATTTATTGAATGGACCTGGGTTGTACGTTAAAAAGGACGGTGATGAATACAACTTGCATGTAGTAATGGATCACATTGGTGGCGAAGCGCAGGGTGTGGTAACGGATACTACTACTACTACTACTACGCAAACCGGTCGCGATGCCTTGGTGGTAGAATCGATTCCTATCCGCAAATGGGTGCACGTCGCCATTCGTATGCAAAACACCATGTTGGACGTCTATGTAAACGGAACCATCGCCAAACGTCACAACATGGAATTTGCTCCCAAACAAAATTTCAACGATGTAGTTGTGAACGCAAACGGAGGTTTCAGTGGCAAATTGTCAAATTTACGCTATTACGCATATGCACTGAACGTGTTTGAGTTGAACAACATCGTAATGTGGGGTCCCAATACACAACCCAGTGATTTGTCAATTGATTCGAGAGCCAAGTCAGGCAATTACAGTTATTTGTCGAACATGTGGTACTCCAACGCATATATGTAATTTTGTTACAAAAACATGATAGAGACATCATTTATAAGGTCCATTATAAATGACTTTGTTAAGCTTCGATGTAGGAATCAAGCACCTCGCCTATTGCATGATGTCATTGGAAGAGAGTCCGAAGATCCTACAATGGAATGTGCTGAACTTATGCGAAGTGCCCGAAACGCCTACTGTGTCGTGTACGGCGCACCTGAAAAATGGCAAACGTTGTTCCAAAAAGGCAATCTTCCAAAAAGGAAATACCTGTGTATGCATGACTCACGCAAAAGCATCGCAACAATTCCTATTGCCCACCAAAGAGCACACCGCGCCACACTTCAAGAAGCAAAGCGTGTCGGACTTACGGACAAAAGTGCAACAACTGCTTCCAAATACGGCTTGTCCCAAAAAACAAGATATGGTGGACGCCCTTGTGGAACATTATACAGCCAAAAGCTGGGTATCCATAGAAACACGGAAAGCCACCAATGCCAGCAAAGTCGATTTGATCACCATTGGACGCGCCTTGCACACACAGCTCTCTCAACTGGAACATCTGGACCAAGTAACTCATGTCATCATTGAAAACCAGATCAGTCCCATTGCCAACCGTATGAAGACCCTCCAAGGCATGATTGCCCAGCATTTCATTTCTCTCAAGGTACCCCATATTTCCTTTGTATCGTCAGGTAACAAACTCAAAACGTTTGCCGAAGTTTCGGAAGGCAAGACAGCCTACGCAAAACACAAAAAAGATGGGGTTTTTTATTGTACTGCACTTTTAGGAAAAATGGAAGGGCCAGAATGGAACGCCTTTTTTAGCGAATATGCGGGGAAAAAAGACGACCTAGCCGATTCGTTTCTACAAGCGTTGTGGTACCTGAAAGCGCATCGTCTGGCCATCATTCCACAAATATAATATGCGGTGCGTACAACTTAAACATAAATAATGTAATTACACCATAATCATGGAAGTCATCGACATCGATTTGGACAGCATTCCTGTTTCTGAGAATGTAGGCGGAGCATCGGAGCCGTCGGTTTCTTTTGGCGGGGGCATTGAATTGTTAATGAATGAAAAGAAAAAAGCATCATCTACATCTACCAAAATCGATTTAGAAGAACTAGACAACCTTGAAAGCGAATTGAACGATCTTTCGTCATCAGCACCTGCTACGTCTGCATCGTCTGGACCATCGGAACCCAAAACGTTGTCCGGGTTGGCTGGTTTCGGCAATATGTTCGGTCTTGGAAACAAGGCACCTGAACCGTCTCAGTCATCACCATCGTCGTCGGTGCACTTGGGCCAAGCCACCAAAGAAACCAGTGCGTCTTCCACGCGTACATGGGACGGCTTTTCCAAAGTGGGAGGCGACATACCCAAAGAAACACGCAGTTCATCGAACTTGACCGATCGTGAAAAACGTCGTAAGAAGCGTCTGATGATCAAGAAATTGGAAGAATGGGCAGAAAAAGGGCTATACAACCACGGTAGCCAATTTACCATGGAATCCGACTACGACGAAGTGGAAGACGAATACGAAGGGGCACTCGAAGAAAAACGCAAAAAGGACAGTATCAAATTGCAAGGGTGGTGGTTCACGACTGCGGTCAGTACTCTCGAGTATGGTAATGCTTTGCTCAACCCCTTTGATCTCAACCTAGACGGTTGGGGAGAACAAGTCAGTGAAGATTTAGATAGTTACGAAGAGATCTTTTCCGAACTACACGATAAATACAAGGGCGGTAAAATGGCCCCGGAAGTGTCTCTCTTGCTTCGCATTGGGTTTTCCGCCGCGGTTGTCAACATGAGCAATAAGATGCTCAGTACGGCAACTCCAGGATTCAACGACGTGATCAAACAAAGCCCTGAGCTGATGAAAATGTTTTCCAATGCCGCCGTGGACACGATGAGCAAGCAAAACTCCGCGTTCGATTTCGCAAAGAACCTGATGAACCCACCTGACGAAATCAATACCAAACATGGACCACCGCCTGCACCGATGGAAACTCAAAACCGTCCTCCTCCACCACGCCCAGGTGCCATGAGTTTTACACCCCACCCTGGAAACCGTCCCGATTTGGCAGCTGCCAAAGGCCCCATGTTCCAAGAAAGTGGTGTAGACATCACCAGCAACCAACAATCCGCCCAACGTCCTGCGGCACCAGTGACGCGCCCTGAAATGCGAGGACCACAGACAAGTCCAGACTTGGAACAATTGTTGTCTGGTTTGAAATCGAAAAAACCCGAACCAACTCCGGTTAGCGCGCCTTCCGTAGAAGTCAACTCTCCTACCACAGTAAATCCTTCCGTGCCAACCATGTCCGGTGTGGAATCAATCATCAGTGTGTCTTCCTTGAAAGACCTTGATGGTACTACATTACCCAAAAAAACACGGCGTCGTCAAAACACCTCCAAAAGCAATACAGTTGCATTAGACATCTAAAAAAGAAAAAAACATATAAAGAAAAACTACATTACAGCATATATGATGAAGTGTATGATACATGCTTGGGAAAACCTGAAACGATTCCCATACAAGGGGTATGCGCAATACATGGCATTCATGTGTTTTCATTGTTACCGCATGTTTTTAAAATGGTTACAAAAAGCTATTGTGGATCCCTTGGAAGCCTATTTGGACAAATACGCCAAACACGAACCCGAAGAAACGCAGTGGGTCAACATTCATTCGTTGACGGTGAGTAATTGTATAACGCAACTTGATTTAGAAAAACCTTTTTATGGATCCGAAGAAATCTACCATTTTGCGTACATTCGCAATTTTGACACTTTTTTATTGAATGAATACGAGACGTTTGTAGGGACGTCAATGAAACCACCCGCGTATGATGCAGAACTGGAACAAACACCCGAAGTTGTGGAGCGATTGTTTATGGCACGCAATGGACCCCAATACATCATACGAACGTTCCCTTCGTACCAAACCGTGCAAAACAAAAGCGCATTGGTCCCCGCGGAAAGTGCAAACATTGAATTCCTCATCGTGGAATACACCCACCCAGAATTATATGACGGCATTCCCCTGCACATTCCCGAAGGTTATTACACGGTGGGCAATGAACTGTTTAGTGCGGCGTGTGTCCAACGTATGTTGGAATTGCAACGTGGATACTACAAGTTTGATACAAATTATAAATTGGTTTTCGTGGATCACAACCTGGAAAAACAAACGTTGAAATGGGACGAATACATCCGTATTGAAAAAAGTGGGTACACAAAACACACGATCCACGATACAGGTTGTGTCATTAAAGAAAATGAGTGTAATTCCATTCATAGTGATGATGATAGTGGGTCGTTATGGTCGTATTTTACATTTGCGTCTACAAATACTTAGTGGGCTTTAGGAAAATATATTTTTATAGTATAGATCATGTCTACACCAGAAACAGAGTCCACTACACCAGAAGCAGAGTCCACTACACCAGAAATAGAGTCCAGTGCACCAGAAGTTACCGTACAAAATAAAACGTTGAAAAAACCCCGCGCTGCCAAAAGAACACGAAAAGGCAAAAAATCGTCGGCCTGTGTGCATTTAAAGAAAGATCAATGCCGTTTTCCATGCCGCAAAGTTCGTAAAACAAAAAACATGCAGAAATACGGCCATTGTCGCTCGATGTTTAGCCGTAATAACCACATGGACTTGAAAACCAAACGCGTGGTGCGCGTGAAACTTGAAAAAATGAAAAAAGCGGCCAAAAAAGCTGATAGTGAATTAACCAAAGCTGATACTATGGCCAAAAAGACAAAAAGTATGGAGAGAACGACCAGCAGCTTACAAAAATCTGCAGATAAAAAGAGTGGAACCGTAAGTAGTTACTTTAATGACATCACTAGCACCATTACAGAAGGGTTAGGATTAAGCGCAACTGCACCCAGCAAAAAGGGATCCAAATCGGAAACAGTGTCAGAATCCAAACTCGAAACCTCAGCAGACTCCAAACCCGAAACCTCAGCAGACTCCAAACCCGAAACAGCGACAGAGTCCACACCTGAAGAAGACGTCAAAGTAGAAGACTCGGTTAAGGAAGGACCTGTCAACACGGACGAAACGCCCAATGATTCCGAAAACGACTCCAATGCGGTCGATAATGTCGAAAGAAAAGAAGTCTAAACAAAAGAATATAAAGATACATATATTGTATCTCTATTGTGGTGGACATGAGTGCTTGTCTAGAAGCAGTTGAATGTTCCAACCCTCCCTCTACCCAAATGGCTACACACCCCTTGAATGACAAATGGGTATTGTACAACCATTTACCATCCGAAAAAGATTGGACGCTGTCTGGTTACAACGTGATCATGGACGATATAGACACCGTTGAAAAAACAGTCGCCATCAATCGAGCATTGCCTGACAATATGGTGAAATTTAGCATGTTGTTTCTCATGCGCCAAGGCGTTACACCACTGTGGGAAGACGAACGCAACAAACACGGCGGCTGCTTCTCTTATAAAGTAATCAACAAACACGTGATCCAAGTATGGCGTCATATGATGTTTTTAGCCTGTGGAGAAGGGTTGGCTACTTCCAAAGCCTATAACGACTGTATCAATGGCATCACCATTTCCCCCAAAAAGAACTTTTGCATCGTTAAAATTTGGTTGGCAGATGCAGAGCACCAAGACCCCCAAATGATTACGGCGATTGAAAACCTTACCAAACATGGAGTGATGTTCAAACGTCACGGAGATTCATAATCTGGACAATCCACTATATTGCAAACGTAACATAAATTACAATATAGGAAAGTGAAAAAAAACAGTTTTTATTATAACGTTAAGAATTTAAATGTGTCTAAATGTGTCAAAAATCTACAACTCTACGGTTCTTACTAACTTGCCATTCATTAAACAACCTATTTTCTTTCCGGGCGCGCTGTCGCCGTCTGCGTCTTTTCCATCGTCATATACGTCACCATTAAGCTCGTGCTCGTCGGTGACCCAGTACCGTGTACCCTCGTGGATCCACAAGTACGACTCCAATTCCTCAGTGGAAGGTGGTGGGGGTGGGGGTGTCTTCTTCTTTCGTGGTACCGTCTTCTTCTTTGGTTTTTCTTCTACATAAGGTTCTTCTTTCATTTCCTCTGTTAACGGTTCTTCTTGGACTGGCTTGCTTGGTTCTACTTTCTTTTTGGTCGTGCGCACTTTCGCAGTGGGGTTTAATACGGGCGTACTTGGTCTTTCTATGGTTTCTGCTTTTGGTTCTTCTGCTTTTGGTTCTGCTACTTTTGGTTCTTCTGCTTTTGGTTCTGCTACTTTTGGTTCTTCTGCTACTTTTGGTTCTGCTACATTTGATTCTGCTACTTTTGGTTCTGCTACTTTTGGTTCTTTACGTACACGTACTTTTGTAGGTTTACTTTCTGACTTAGTCGCGGCTTTTGCGGCGGCTTTCTCGGCGGCTTTTGCTGCCTTGACTGCCTCTTTCTCTTCGAGCTTGCGCTGTTGGATCAGAGGTTTGAGTATGTCGTTTTCGACGGCCTTCCAATCAATGGCCTCGTAGAAACTTACCTGTTTTTCCACACCGCCATGGATTGGTAGCTTTGCCATCAATAGACTTCTTTGTTCATCGGTGAAGGAAGCTTCTGTCGATACAAAGTGTACCAATGCATAGTGCATGGCTTTCAGCTTCATTGGAAGCGTTTTGGGGGTAGATGCAACAACGGGAACGGCAGACATGATTTTGTAAGTGTGGGGGAATAGAAGCTCTTGTTGTATGGGGTTCGAATGTATAAAGGAAGCAACCATGAGTTGATGTCAATTTTATGAACTCATGATATTCGGAGAAGATTTTTCTGAGTCCCAACACGCACCAGACGTGCTTTGGCGGGCTCGCGGTGAAAAGTAAACCCATAGTTACGAGACAGCACGTACAACCACGTCTGTGTCGCCGGTGAAATGCGCGTCATAACATAGTACGGCAGGATTTCCTTGTATACTTTTTCCGAAGAAGAGATTATTTTTTAGTATTTAACGGCAGGCAATGGCGATAAACACAGTTTGATATCTCCCATGTCAGATCCAATGTCATACTTCACAATAAGCGGCAAATCGTTTTCCAAATAAATTTCTAAATTTTGCGAAAGTGGTGTGCACTTGATGAAATTGTTGAGTGATTTCAATGGAAATTCGCCACACATGACTACAGACGGTTCCGGCTTTTTCCGAAACTTAATCGAATCCATTTTGTCTTCCAAAATAGCTGAATCTGCTTTCTGCTCCGTACGATAAATGCGCGATTTGGCAAACTGACCTTCGCACGAAAAAATCAAATCGTCGCCTACCGACTCAATCTTAATGCGGTCGGACAACCCGGTCAAATCACGAATAATCTTCTGAAAACCTGCACTGGGCATGTGAATGATCGCCGTATAACTCACTTCAGGCACTTCCAGTTCATCTTCTTCCGGTTCAAACAGACGAAGTTTGTAATTGTTGCACTGTTGGATCTTACCATTGTCGTATTGCAGTCCCAAATGTGACACCGATCCTTCGTGGTAATCTTCTTTGTCGATGTACATCGAAAACAAATCGTCATTGCTGGTACTGGAAATAATTTTGAACAAATGAAGCGAATTCGCACAAATCACGATTTTGTCTGGGCTGCATTCATGTTTCTCAAATTTCAACTTGCAAGCAACCAACGTTGTGTGGTTCTTGTCGAAATTGATGATTTTCATACCGTCCTTGTCAATGATCATCGTCACGTCAGGCACCAAGTCTTTAAGTGCACTGTACAAGTTCCGGATAGGCGCGATCTGAATCGTTTGCATGGTCAATACATTGTTTTCTATATTCATGGATTAAGAGGAATATAAAATTCAAGTGTGTTCTATTTATATGCGTTTGAACTCGTTATATTTATGATGTCATTATACCTTAAGACAAAAATGATTGAAAAAGCATGCTGATGCAAAGATCATTGAAATACGTTTACACGTCTACTCATCAATGTGATTGAATACTATATGGAGTCCTATCTTACTACGCAGATCATCACCTACATGGGAAACAAACGGAAGTTGCTCCCGACCATTCAACACATTTTAGAGGACATTGAGAGAAGAGAAGGTCGCAACGCGTTGACAATGGGCGATGGGTTTTCGGGTTCCGGTATTGTATCACGGTTGTTAAAAACAAAAGCATCGAAACTCTATACAAATGACATTTCCGATTATTCTCTGACTCTCAATGAATGTTTTTTGCGAACACTTACGACGGAACAATCGTCTCGTTTGCAAGACTACATTCATGAAGCCAATCAACACGCAGACCAACATACCGACGTCTTCGGAACGCCACCTTATATATCAGGTACGTGGGCGCCTTTAGCCGAAACCATACAACCAGGCGATCGTGTCTACTTCACCTACGAAAACGGAAGACGACTCGATGTATACCGGAATTACATTGAGACCGTGCCCGAACCTTATAAATCATGTTTGCTAGGCGTACTGCTGGTAGAAGCGTCCATACACAACAACACCAATGGACAATTCTCCGCTTTTTACAAAGACGGAGACGTGGGCAAATACGGCGGCAAAAACAGCGTTGATGTGAAGCGAATTGAACAACCCATACACCTACGATTACCAGTGTCTTGTGATCGTCCCTGTGAGATTCGTATTTCGCAGCTTGATGCATTGGAATGGGCCAAGCAAACTCCACCTCTAGACGTGGTGTATTACGATCCGCCTTACAACAAGCACCCTTACAGTATTTATTATTTCTTCTTGAATATATTGCAAAAATGGGACAAAACGGCAACTATACCCGACAGCTACCGTGGACAACCAGTGGGGTGGCATCGGTCCGAATACAACAGCATAAAACACGCGGAAAAAGCATTTGACACTTTGATGATGCATACGAAAGCAAAATACGTGCTGGTTTCGTACAACAGTGGAGGCATTATTTCCATTGACCGCATGGACGCTCTTCTGGCCAAGTATGGTACCGTAGAGAAAATACCAGTAGAACACAAGACCTACAATCGTCTAAGAGGCATTAGTGAATACAAACGCACCTCCGAAAAGGAAACCATACGTGAATTCTTTTGGTTGTTGACACAACACAAGTGAGTGAACGAGCGAACGAGCGAATGAATTATTTTTTCTTTCGTCGTGTCTTGTTTGCCAGACGCAATGCCTTGCTAGAAGGTTTGCATGCCTCTTTCAGTATGTGATAATCGACAATGGACGAATTGCCTCCAGTAAGCGCACTGGCCAACCGCGCACGCGCCCAAGACTGTGCGGTTTGGTTGGGACGTGATCCCGACGAGTAGTATGCACCACGGCCTTTTTTGGCAATACGGTGTAACCCATTGAGAGAGCATTGAGACGCTTTTGCTAAAGCACGCGAAGGCACAATACGATCTACATTGTACATCTTTTTCGCGTTAGTCACGTGTGGCGACGGTTTGGAGCGGAATGATTTCAATACAGGGCGATTTTTATAAATACGTTTTTTGTACAACTTACGAAGGGTTTGTATGTGTTTGCGTTGCTTCCGTCGATCACGTTGTGTAAGATTTTGAGGTACATAATGTTTGGGAATCGTCATATGGTATTTGGTATTTATATTAGTAAAACATATAAATACGATTATAATTCGATCGATTCGATTTTGGTAGACGGTTTGGTGGGTGCTGATTTGGAAGGCATTTTGAGGGATATTGATGTTTCTTTTATGTTCTCCGTAGGTTCGTCTTCTGTTTCTTGTGGCGGCTCTTCTTCCAAATCCTCTTCATCTTCCTCTTCTGCTTCTTGTGGCGGAGCTGCTTTTTCCTGTGGACGAATCTTTTCAGGACGATTGGCATCTTCTTCCAAATCCATTTTCAGTGTTGGGTAACTGACAAAGTCACGTCCGGGTGCAAACCCACGTCCATAACATACCAAAGGTTCGTGCTTCTTGTGTTTCTGGACATACAAATGGCAATCCATAGCAGTTTCCTTGATGATTCGCAAGAACTGTCCATTCACCTTTTGTTTCATTTGCGCAATCTCATACAAGTACTCATCAGTAGTGACTGGATGATTTTCTCTCAATTTACTCAAATCGTGGATCTGAATCTCTTTGAACTTTTCGTCCTTCTTGTGTTCTTCGCTCAATACAGACATATACAAGAACACTTGAACAGTACGCATTTCTTCTGGAAGTGCCACATGACTTTTGATTCGGCGCGCACGACCAATGACTTGTTCCAGTCGTACGTTGTGCCAATATGGCTCCATGATGTGGACATAGCGCGTGTTTTTCAAGTTGATGCCTTCTGCACCCGCAGCGGTAATCATAAAGAGTTTGATGATTTGCCCATATTGATTGTTTTCGGCTCGTCGTCGCAATTCCAATGCAATCGAATCTGGCACATTCTCCCAATCGCCATTGTACACATTACGTACCACTTCGCGTGCATCGGGATCTTCTTGGCCCGTATACAATGCATACGTCATACGTTCGTCGTCTTCGAAATCCAATGCCCATTCTCCACCTACTTTCTTCACTTTGAATTCCTGAAATCCATTGGCATGGAGCACCTCTTGGAAAATACCAATACCTTCCATGGTCACGAAATTGCTATACAACAAGTGTAAGCCTTCGTGGTCACTGTGTTTCAATCGGCGTAATATTTCCAGCATTTTGGGACTGTATTGAGAGAGAGATTTAGCAGACAACACCTCGTCACGATTGTCTCGCAAGTAATTCATAGCGCTCTCGATTTTCTGGGCATATTCGTTCTCGTTTTGTATGTTGCTTTCGGGTTTCTCTTCTGTCTCTGTGTCGATGGTAATGCCGTCCGCATCGGCTTCTGTTTCCTCTTTCCCGGCTTTAAATGTCGGAAATGGTCGCCCAGGAGGTATGGGAAACGCGAAATTGCACATGGTACGTGAAAAGACACGGTACGAAGAGGCCACTTGGAACAATTCTTGGTTGTTGACTTTTTTCTGCAGGCCCTTCAATGTTTTGGCCTTGCGTTCTTTCTCAAGCTCCTTCTTGCGCACTTTGGCATAATCGGCCACTTGGTAATCACTCATGGGCACCCGGACCTCATGGAAAGGACTGCCGTTGTCGTTCAATACAAAGTCTGGCAACAGAGCTTCGTTAGGACTACGAAAGTACGATGTCAAACCCAAGATACGACGACGCAATGTTTGTACGTGCTGTACATCACTTGTGGTATCGTTTTTATCGGCAAATTGGGTTGTTTCTCGCAAGAACGTCGACTGGAACGTTTTTTCGTCGTCCGGCAAGCACTTGGCTTTTTCTACTTTGGGATTACCTTCCACCACAAGATCGTACTGTTTCAAAATGCCAATGATTTGCTTCTTAAACTCATCGTTGCTGATGTTTCCCTTGTCGTCCAACTTCACACCATGAGAGCCAAAGCCTCCTTTCTGACCTTTGCGAACGGTCTTTCGTGGTGCTTTGTTCACTCGCTGGGTTTGCCGTTTGGGTGCTCTCTCGTTCACATTGACAAACCCATACGGATTGCGGGTGATGACCAAGGTATTACGTGTGTATTCCAAGAAATCATACACTACACAATTGTGTTTGTCCAACAAGTTTCGAATGTAATCCGTATCGACTTTTTCCGACGTTTTCACCTGCAACTTGAATGTCCATGTATAAATGTAGCCGCGCAACACATTGAACAATACAGAGATTTCTTGTGGATAATTGATGATGGGTGTCCCGGACAAGGCAACCACTTTGAGATCGACCGCATCCATCAATAGATCATACAGTTTGGTATAGACCGATTCTTTGTTCTTCGCTTTGATATTGCCCACTATGTTGCTGATCAAGTTGTGCGCTTCATCAATCACCACGGTGGTATGGTCAAAGGGATTCTTCGACGTCTTTTTGAGTTGGCTGATCTTGGTGCCGAGGTTATTCGCATTGTAATGTAAAAAGGTATATTTTTCGTGGATCATGCGGTGGATTTGGTCTCGCACTATACGCTGGTCATCTGGTGCCAAATTCTTAAAGTTGGGCGGCTTATTTACATTTACCATCCATGCTCCATGATTCGCTTCCACTTCGTGTGGACTCATGCCCAACGCCTTGGCCAACACCGGAATCAGTTGCGGTTGTCCGTCCGTCGATACAAATTGCCAGTGCTGGTTGTTGCGATACAGCAAGTCGCCGCACTTTTGCAATTCGAATTCATAATTCTTTTTGAGAGAAGCTGGAACCATGATCACAATACGCTTGGTGTTTTTCATTCCTTCGGTCACGGCAATCGACGTGCACGATTTCCCTGTACCCAAATTATGGTAAACGAGCAATCCACGGTAAGGCGTTACAATGTCCAAATAATCGCGAACGACTTTTTGATGAGACAGCAAATCGAATGTGTCTGATGGCGTTTTTCCGTCGTCACCATACGTGCGAAAGAGTTTGTTGATTCTCTCAATGAATTGGGTTCGGTTGTTCATGTAATACGACGAAGCTTTCACGACGTCCGGTGTATAGTGGGGCAATTGGGTTGCGTATTCTCCGAGTTGGATTTCGGACAAGTCGTACTCTTTGGCGGTCTTTTTCGCCTTGCGTTTTAATGCCGGAACCAATGCTTCTTCTGCCAGGGGCTTCAATGTGGCATGCACGTAAGGGCGCAAAGTTTCGCGCAGCCACATCAACTCAAGTGCGTCCACTTTCTTTTGCTTGTTGACACGGTACATTAAATGCGCATCTCGCGTGGCTTCCAATACACGCAACATTTCAGGGTATTGCGAAAATTTAGCATACAGTGCATGAAATCGTTCTTGGCGTTCGCGCTCTGAGAAATCACTGTCTTCTTTGATCTTTTGGTCCCCGAGTTTTTTGCTTTTATGGATCGCAACGGCATTTTCATAGACCGTAAAGGCTTCTTTGGCCGCTAGTTGGCGGTAGCGAGCAGCCAATACATAATGGTCTACGTTTTGCCACGTAACGTCGTCCAACTGGAAAGGGGCTTCATAGGAATCACAAAGTTGGTCACGCCATTGAGAGATCCGTCCTAGCGCCACAAACTCGGAGACTCTGTCCTTGGGAATTTTCTCACTCGGCTCTTTTCCCGGCGCTTTGACTTCGGTTTTGGAAGAGCACAATACAAAGACAGTGTTTTTATCGTATGGGATCGCCATGGTACCGTCGTATTTTGGTTCTTTGGGAAGTGCCATTTCTTTGGCAGGTGCATCGTCTAAATCTTTTTCGGTGGGACCTTCCAACTGCACGTGTATGGATCCGAGTTTGCGTCCTTTGGCAGACGATACCGACGTAGGTGCCAATTCGGCGACTTCACCATCTTCTTCATCGTCACTCATTAAATCCAACAAAGACGCGACCGGTTCTACATGGCGGTTTGGTGTGAGAGATTCAATGGCATCGGGCGTTGCCGGCGAATCTGTACAAGCCTTCACCAAAAAACCATTGGTCATAAGACGATCCAAGATAGATTGTCGATCCAATGCTTTGTGTTCATCAAGTTCATTTACGACCAATTGAGAGATCGGAAGCCCCTCTGCGGAAGCGTCTGCAAACTCTTTTTTTTGGTTATACACAACTGGTTCTGGCCTTTCACGTAACATTTCTAAAGGACGAAATGGGGCGATTACAGGACTCTCTTGACTCATTGTATATAGTATAGACACTATAATATATATTGAAACGTATTAGGCGTCGGTTTCCTGTTGTGCAGAGGCTCCATTGAGGATCATGATTTCAACATCGTTCTTCACTTGTTTCACGAGATCTTTGTCTTCACCCAGAAATTTGTCTTGAAACCCTTCGAAGTGCTGTTGACGTCTGCTAGAGAGTTTGTTTTTGGTTTCTGGGTATTTTTCGTCGAGTAAATTATAGCCATTGTAGACCATCGTTTCGATCGCTTCTTTCTTGTTCATTATTTTCCAGGTTTGGTCATTTCCCATCACGGAAGCATAAGGTAGCTTTCGATTTGTGATTTTGATGTTATGATTTTCAGGGTGTTCAGGGTTGAAATGGATTTCCCTCAATATGGCAGGAACTGATTTGTATACTCGTCCAATACAGTCCGCTATCGCAGCGTCGTCTAGATAATCGACATTTTCTTTGCCGAATGCATTGATATTAATGTTAATGGTCTGTTCGATGTTTTGATTTTCAATGTTGTTCTGCGTATCAATAATGTTTTGTGTCTCAATGTTTGTTGTGCATTTGTTTGATGCGGACATATGTGACTCTAATAACAATGCAATCTGCGCTTTCATTTCTTCTCGGTCTTTTTCATAGAGTTCTAGGCGCTGTTTCATATCTTGCACGTCCGTATTATCAGAAGAATTATGTGATGTTACTGTTACTGTTGTTTTGCTTTGTTTATAAACGTCGCATGTTTTGCGATGAACGTAAAGGCTTTGATTATACGAGTAAATTTTACCACATTCACATGTATGTGCTGCATTTTCACAATTCATTCGGCGTTGGTGACGAGAAGTGTTCAAATGTCGTTTATAGTAAACAGGCGCACGAAAATCGATCTTGCATATTTCACAGCGAATAGGCTCAGTCATAATATACATTAATTTATTGTTTTATATTGTTAATTATTGTCATTTGCTTAAAAGTAAACATTCAAGTATCAAATGGAATGCTTAAATGTTTACTTTTACAACAAATAACTATACAATAAACATATGAGACGTTTTGAAAATAAATATTCGATATAAATTGGTTTTCCTAAAAAAATATATGAATATATACTATGGGCACCGCAGAGACTGTTCTGTATACCAAACTAGATCGCAACAAGTTGAAACTCCAAATACAGAAATATCACAACTACAGTCTAAGATTAATCATATCGAAGCAGAATTAAAAACACATATAGAAAATACAGAAAAACTATTCCTAGACATGACAAACTTGTTTAAAGAGCATCATACAATTGTTAATCAAGGACGTCGCAAAATTAATAAAACTGTTCGCCAAGAAATAATAAATAGTCAGAATAACAAATGCAATGAATGTCATAATGAATTGTCTCCATATTATCAAATTGATCACGTTATTGCTCTACAATTTGGTGGTTCAGATGAAAGAAACAACCTTGTTGCATTGTGTTGTGAATGTCATGCTAAAAAGTCAGCCATTGAAAATCAATGTAAACAAAAAATAAGAGATTATATTGCAGAAGTTGTGGCTACAGTTGTATAATGGTATTATGCATCATCGTGAAAGATTTACCATTATGCGTTGCTTAAATGTTTATCAAAAACTGAATTATGTTAACAAAATACTGCATCATAAACATTTAAGCATTCTACAAATTACACTGTAATAGTAATAAATTATTATACTGTCCGTTTCACACCAGTAACCCCAGTCTTATAATTAGACTTACATTGCTATAAACATTTAGAGGGGGGGTGCTTTTTATTTTGAGGTAGTTCCTAAATGAAAAAAATGAACGGAACATTTATGGGAAAATGTCTAAAGGGAGAGGTCGAAGCAAGAACTGACCTATATCATGTGCTCAAATGTTTATCCAGATACAAAATATGTTAACAAAAGACTGCATCATAAACATTTAAGCACTCTATCAAATACACTGTAATAGTAACAATTCCATTCAATGTCTAATTTACACCAGTAACCCCAGTCTTGTAATTAGACTTACATTGCTATAAACATTTAGAGGGGGGGTGCTTTTTATTTTTAGGTAGTTCCTAAATGAAAAAAAATGAACGGAACATTTATGGGAAAATGTCTAAAGGGTGAGGTCGAAGCAAGAACTAACCTATCGTAATTTTTACAAATGACGCGCATAAAAAGAAACGTGTTTCTGGTTTGTTTTTATTTGTAGCCCGGGATTAACTAATTAATCTGGTGCTTATTTGCTAATTTTATTTCTTTTCCCTTTGTTTGTGGAACTGTCTGAACGCTTTCGTTTCGTCTTTGTTTTATTCGTTTTCTGTCGCACTTTCTTAATCGTATATACGTCCCATCCGTTTCCTTGCTCTTGGCAGTGATTCGCACTCACTGCATTATGAGTACCATAGATCACATCGTGGGAGGCCACTCGTTTTACCTTCATTCTTGTCTTTTCCAATCGATACATATTCGGCATCACCTTCTTGTTCGATGTCAACAACTGACGTGTCTTGTTTTTGGGCTTCCCTAACTTAGCTAGCTCCGATAATTTCCGCGTAACTTCCTTTTGTCGTTTCTTTATCAATTCGCGTTTATTGTTTTCACTTAACATTTTCTCAACATCACTTATTTTCACAAGCGCAGATCCCACTGACAGTAATCCAAGCGATGTCGTCTGCAAATAAGCTGGCTTGTCGATTACGTTTTCCGGGTATATTACAAGCGAGGTTGTCGGTACCTCTTTTCGACATTCGTACATGATATTTGTTGGGTCCTTCATCATGGTTTTCAATCTCAACTTTGTATATTTCTTCAGGTTCTGCTGTTTGTCCGTAAAGAGTATCGGTATTTCGTCGTCTTTTATTGTCACATGAAAGGCATGGTTTTTGAGAGGCACATCCACCTCGTCTTCTGCGTAGTCGTCCACACGAGATGGCAACGACACACTTATTGGTGGCGAAGTACGCAAATTTATGGAAATCGGTGTAAACGCCTTTGGTCCAGTTGTCTTCTTCCACACTTGCGCAGTCATATCCAGAGAACCACTTACCAATTTGTTTCCGTCCTTACTAAAACTCACTGATTTCACATCATGGTTATGCCTTTCTAGTACCTGTATGAGTGCACCAGTTTCTGCATCCCACAAACGTACCTTTTTATCTGTACCCGCGCTTGCGATTTGCATTCCGTCTGGGCTGAATCTAACACAATCTACAGAACCCCTACCATAATTGCGTTCACTAGATAAAGTTAGAGGGTCGTCTATTGTCATTATATTTTGGCCGGTTGCAGTATTCCAGAACTTGATATTATTCTCTCTTCCACTATAAGAGTTACTACTGCTAGTCACTAATACATTTCCATCTGGACTAAAACAGAGAGATATTACGTTATTTAAAATATTTATTGTCTTTATGCTGTTGTCATCGTCAACGTGCCACAAACGTACTGTGCCGTCTAATGACCCACTTGCAACTATCTTGCTATTTGGGCTGAACTGTACATCGTTCACTATATCATCGTGTCCTCGAAAAGTTTTCACGCGCATCAATTTCTTGGTTATGGTTGTTACCTTCCACAAAATCACTGTATAATCGTAACTTCCACTCGTTACCCAATTGCCATCTGGACTGAAATCAACACTGGTCACTACATTGCTGTGGTCTTCATCAGTTGATTTCTCGATGATCCCGGTGTCCAGATTCCACACGTTGAGACATTCGGAGCCACACACTAATAACTCTCCGTTTGGACTGAATTTCACAGAGTTCACCTCTCCTGTTTCGAGATAAACTGTTTTGTGAACCTGACCTGTGGTTGCGTTCCATATTCTGACCTGACCCCGATATTCTAACCCAGTTGCAACCCATTTCCCGTTATTACTGAAACTTACTGCATTGATACTATCGTATCCTACTTCAACGTCCAATATGTGCACCAATGACCAGTTCGAATGTTTTTCGATTCTTTGTGTTTCGGGTTGTTCTGTCGCTAAATCACTAATGTTCAGTATAGGTGGTGTAATTGATTGGGCATGTATGTTGTCGCTTAAGTTACCAATGTCCATTCCATATGAATTATAATAACAAATAAAAAACTACCAGGAATAATGGATAATTTTTCCAAGTTATTGGTTACTGTGCTTAAATGTTTATCGAAAAGTGAAATATGTTAACAAAATACTGCATCATAAACATTTAAGCATTCTATAAAACAGACGTTAATAGTAACAATTTATTTTACTGTCCATTTCACACCAGTAACATCAGTCTTGTAATTAGACTTACATTGCTATAAACATTTAGAGGGGGGGTGCTTTTTATTTTTAGGTAATTCGTAAATGAAAAAAACGAACGGAACATTTATGGGAAAATGTGTAAAGGGTGAGGTCGAAACAGGAACTAGCCTATCGTAATTTTTACAAATGACGCGCATAAAAAGAAACGTGATTCTGGTTTATTTTTATTTGTAGATGGTAGCATACAGTTTCTAAATGTAAGCATTGTGTTTCTGTTGGACTTTATCGATGACTTCTTGGAAGTCCGTTAATGATTTAACGTATTCAATGGCATCTTTGCAGGCGGTTTGCTCTGCAGCGATCTTGATTTTGTTTATACCAGAACCTAGAAATAAGTAAATTTTCTGGTGTCGAGCCATGTATTGGTGAATGTGTTCGAAACTTCTGAAAGTGGTTCGTGGCATCGTCTCGCTATGATGTACACCGTGTGTAGCTTGTCCGAGACACAAATATACGCCCATGTGGTAACCTTGTTCATGTGTAAATGATTCGATTTCCATGATATGAGGCGTCGTTTTGAACTCGCTCTGGAGCAACTCCTGCAAAGGACGCTTGAAGTTGTCCGACTGTTTGGTGATTTTTGTCCAGTCAATGTGTCGATCAAACACCGCTTCCACAAACAACTGCGCGACTTGAAATCCTGGACCACATTGGAACATCTGGTCAAACCAATGATGCTCATCGTGTATAGTTACCCGGTTGAAATCCAGAAACAATGCGCCCACAAACGCCTCGAACAAACACCCCAATTTTTTATGGTTTGTGCGCAAGTTTTTCTGCTCGGTGTGTTTTGATAACATAAACCACTGATTCAATCCCAACTCCATCACAATGCGTCCAATCGTTTCGTTTTTCACTAGTTCGATCTTCGTGTCGGTCATAAACCCTTCATCTGCTTTGGGAAATCGTTTGTACAGATAGAACTTGGCGATGCATTCCAATACGCCGTCACCCAAGAATTCCAATCGCTCGTTCGATTTGGTGTAAAGGTCATGACAATCAACTGGTTTGGGCACCAATGTGATGTTGTTTTGTTGGTTCCAGGCTTCCGGACGTTTTGTGTAAGACCGATGTACAAATGCTCGTTTGTACAACACGAAATGATGAATCGGTGTGTGCACATTGTATTTGGCTAGAAACGCCTGAACATCTTCCTGTGTGATTTCTTTGTTGACGGAGTTGTATGGATCAAAAATGTAGCTGTCTGCGCCACCGGCCTTGTCCATGACCATGTCATCGTCTTTCTTAATCTTCGTGTATGCTGCCATTTGGGTTGGGTAGAATGTAACGATATCTTTAAATGGTTGCATTTCAATTTTATACCAAACTACTGCACAAACTGTTTAGGAAAAAATCTATCACCCATGTATATAATCATGGTTCTATCGAACTCTGCTTCACGATCACGCAACATGGTGCAAACAAGCAACCAACCCCAAGCCGCCAACATGGGAGACCTTTTCCCCAGTGTAGGTTTTGGTGCCTACGGTGCCCGTAACCGCCGCCAAAGAGGCACTGGTAATCTGACTTTAATGAAAACCACCGCCAAACGTGGTGTTAATAATGGCCGAAATATTGGACAGTCCATTGTCGGTGCACGATCGTCTGCCTGGAATGTTTTGGGTACGTCTGCCTATTCATTGAAGGTGAACGCAGCCAGCGGTGCTGACAAAACGTATACCGTCGCTGAAACTGGTCTGTAAATTAACATCTTTCTAATCATACAATATATTTAGTAAGATGCGCAGCAACTGGAAAACCAGCAGTTCTCAATTGAACCATTATTCGATGACATCGAAACAAACCGGTCCACCGTCCACTATTGGTCGTACATCGGCATCGTACATTGGCAGACGCAAATACAATGACTTCAGTATGTGGTCCAGAACCACTATGGATAAAACAAGTCAATCCCGCAATATTGGACGTTATATTCGAAGTGCACGTTCATCGGCACAAAACGTATTAGGGAGTTCTGCCAATGCTCTACTGTTGGACAAAGTAACCCGCGCACAAGCAATTTACGATGCAGCTACACCTGGTGCTGCAAAAGATGCTGCCCTGGTCGAGTTGGAAAAAGCGCGGGCTGCCGTATACAAATCGTATTCACCATAACCAACGCTGTTTATTGGTGATTTCAATGCGGGATCCGGATTCGTCATTGTAGACGAATTTGTGTCGCCATAAAATTTAGACAAATAAATAAGCGTACCTGTTCATAAATATGTATTTAGAGAATATATAGAGATGGTCTATTCGTCAGGAGCAAAACGTTCTCGCTATTCTAATTCGATCGTCAATCAATGCCAAGGAGGTGGATCCAAGAAAGCAGGTTTGATCAGCAGAGTGGTTCCCTCTGCCGTATCCATCATGCACTTGGGTGGAGGTGAATTGGGAAGCCAAGGACACCATCGCAGTCTTCCTCAGAGCATGATCATGATGCCTCACCAGAAGAATGTGACTGGAGGCATGGGAACTGGCCGCAAGGTAAAGGGTATTCGTCACAGTGCTTGGAACACCATTGGAACCTCTGCCAAAGCCGGTTACGATTGCGCATAAATCCATAGTGTTTTAGAAACTTTTTTTTGTTTTTATAAACGACATAAAAACAACACACGATTGTCTCTCAAGCTCTATGAAAATCATTGTAGACAACCGAGAACATGCTTTCATTGACATTTGTCGTAGCAAGATTGGCGCGTTTCCACACCTAGAAATGGAAGTGGCTCCATTGGAACTAGGCGACATGGAAATCCATTATAACGACGAACTATTGTTAGTATGGGAACGCAAAACCTTTAGCGATTTGTTGTCCAGTATTCGCGACGGACGCTATACCGAGCAAGGGCATCGACTGATCCATACACATGGCCCCTCCAAAGTGGTGTACTTGTTGGAAGGCATCATGTCTTCGTTGAATCTAGCGGATCGCAAAATGGTGCTGTCCACCATGACTTCTCTTTCGTTTCACAAACAATTTCATGTATGGCGCAGTGTCAATACACACGACAGTGTAGACACCTTATTGACCGTTTGTGACAAATTGTACCGTGATTACCAGAAAGGCAAGCGGTTGCACAGTGAACCAGCCGCGTATTGTGAGGTGGTGAAAAAGCAGAAAAAGGCCAACATCACACGGGAAAACATCGGTGAAATGTTGTTGTGTCAAATCCCAGACATAAGCAGTGCCAGTGCACAGGCATTGATGGAGCACGTCAACCATGATTTCTCGCAGTTGTTGTCTGTATTGCGTGAGCGTCCAGAAGAATTGGCGTTGATCAAAATCGGCGGACCAAAACCACGCAAACTAAGCAAGAAAGTGTTGATGCAGTTGCATGCGTTCTTAGGACCCCTTTCGGCGCAAGACGTAAAAATAGAAGACGTAGAGCAAGAAAACCCCACCGAACAGGGATAACATAAAGTGGAAAACATTGAAACGTTTCGGTTGTTTGGGGAAAAGTGATTGCCAAAATTTCTTGTCAAAAGCTTGGGTGAAGTTTTGTACGTCTTTTTTAAGGTTCATATATGATTTACTTATATATTTCTAACACTTTGGGTGTCATGGATGGTTTACCGACTTCACGGTCGGCGTATTTGCCACTGTCGACGGATTGTTGGCTAAACAAGACGCCTCCCCAATTGGTATCCATGGGGTTGTCGCTCACTTTTGCTTTCTGGGTGGAATCGTGAATTTGGTCCAATTCGGTGTATTCGCCAATGTGTTGTCCATAGGGATCGAACCCGGCAAAGTTGCCTTGGTTGTAGGGCTTCCGATCGCGCGAAGCATCTGTCACTTCGACCGGTGTGATGGGGGCACCTGCATTCAGATTATGTGGCCCAGGCCGCATACGGTACACTGTTTTGCCTTGTGCGTTGTTTTCTTCTTGCAAAAACAGAACAGGACAGCGTACGTTCTTGGCGCGTTGTTCTTGCAAATAAGCGGTGTATTTATCTAAATCTGGGAAAATCAATGGATTGTCAGGTCCTTTTGGCTGTTTTGTATTGTACAATTCCAATCCTTGATTGCTGCGGATTAGCAAATCCGGACACGCATTGCCGTGGACTTGTTCTAAAGTTTCTTCTTGCAACATGTTGTTCATGCCTTCGTAGCTTGTGCTGGGATGCAGACAAAATGCAATGCCCGCGATAAATACAGCGACAAGAAACAACACAAATCCTTTTGTTACCGACTTCATATATATTTAGTGGCACAGAAAAAACTCGCTTTAGTATATACCGCCATGGCGAAAACGAACCAAACACGGAAAAGAAGCGGCAAGAAAAACCGAGTGGTAATGCGCGGAGGGTTTATCAACAAATCTGAACGAAGTGTTCATAGAAAGCGCAGTCAAACACGATCGCGAAACACTCGCAAAACACGTGTATTGCGCAAACGTACACGCAGTGCCTCCGTTACCAAAGGAGGAGGGTGTGGACAAAGACGATTTACTCCACTTGCTTACGGGCGCATTTACTCCGACGATTGTGGATATTGTAACCAGATGAAATCTGCATGGAACACTCTTTGTAGAAATATGAAAGACCAATGTCCACAGACAACACACATTGATATTGGAGAAGACTACGAGACAAAAATCGAGAAACAACTCGAAAACCCCTATGAGTTACAAGAGTTTACGTATCAAGGAGTTCCCACTATTTACCGTATACCTGAAAAAGGCACCGTCGAGTTGTATGAGGGAGAGCGTACACCCAAAGAAATGATGGCTTGGATGAGATCAAATCCCCAGTAAAATAGAGTGTTTCCATACTTTCGGGGTGTAATTGTATCCTTTCGGCAAAAAAGAAGAAACGATTCTATAAAAAGGCATTTTTTGATGAATTGTGCACAATATGCGTCCTTTTTGTTTACATTTACGTGTGAAATCACTACATTGTGTATGACAAATACAACGGGTATTCGGTGTGATGCGAAACTCAATGTACATCGGATGCAAAAACGAGAGAATGTAAATGTATAGTTCCTCGGGTAAATGCATTTAATACTAAAGGAGAATAAATAGAAACATATGTAGTTTTTCTATCTATGGACACGACAATCAAACAATACGTGAAAAACCATACTCCACATGTTGTCTTTCTCACTCCATGCTATGGCAGTCAATGCTATACACAGTATATGACGCAGCTGATACAGACACTTCAGTTGTGTCACAGTCATGGCATCAAGACGACCACTGAGTTTTGCAACAATGATAGTTTGATACCACGTGCGCGTAACAATTTGGTTGCGAAAGCGATGGAAACCGAAGGAATGACCCACATCATGTTCATTGACGCAGATATTGCGTGGAATCCAGAAGATGTGCTGAAGTTACTCGTGAGCAATCTCTTTGTGGTGGGTGGGATTTATCCCAAGAAACGACTTCGTTTTGACTACATTAAAGGACCAGAAACCTTGGAATCGTGGCAAACAAAGAAAACCCACCCGTTTTGTCAGTCTTCGATTCCCACCGACACATTGGTACAGAACTGTTTGTTGGATTACAACATCAATCCACTGACAAACGATGGAAAACTGAATGTACAAGAGAACCGCATCGAAGTGGACACGCTGGCAACCGGGTTTATGATGGTTCGTCGGGAGGTCATCGAATGTATGCAAAAAGCGTTTCCTTCTACGGAACATACGGAAGATGTGGGATTTTTCGACGAAACAAAAAAGGTGTTTGCCTTGTTTGATTGTGCGGTGGAAGACGGGAGCTATTTGTCGGAAGACTGGCTTTTTTGCAGGCGCTGGAGAAACATGGGTGGTAAGGTCCATGCTGACATTACCATTCATTTGACGCACATAGGGGTCCATTTGTTCGAAGGCAGTTATTTGCACTCTATCTTATGAAAATGTAACCATACACAGATAGCAATCGTTCTAGAGCACTTTTATTCATAGCATTATCCCTGTGTTTCTGGTAGGGTCGATGCAATACCATATGATCCGGTACGTCATACAAGGAAGAAATGCGTTCCAGATCGGTGCGTTTTTCACTGGTCAGTATGTGTTGGTGATGTAACCAGTCGTAGAGCATTTGGTCGGTTTCTGATGCTACGTAGTTTCGATACCATTCAATGACGGTTTCCACATTGGTGTGATCTTTTTTGGTATAATCGTTACCCGCAAGAACCAATACATCACGACAATGAGTGGGAGCAATCCCAATGTCTTGCTGAAGAAGACGTTCACAGTCGTACAGTGACCAACTGAGTTTACGTCCGTTCCATTCCCGCAACACGCGCGGACAACCATACGCAAAGAGATCCATGTCGTCACTGGCACATGCATACGCAATGTTCTTTTGAACGAAGTAAGCACATACGACGTCCGCTTCACTGGGTGCTTCACAGTGGTAGACACCCATTCCTTCCACCAATTCTTTTAGTTGTTCCAGGTGACGTGTCTTGATGCGCATGCCGCGTTTTTTGCAGCGGTTCATTTTGGCTGTCCAAGTGTCTCGTTCTTCTTCTGTCATGGAGTCACATTGTGCTTGGAAGGAGGTTTGCAGTTCGTTGAATCTTTCGCAAGCCTGAACCTTTCGATGGTAGCGTGCCATACAAATGTCTTTCTTTTCTTCACCGGGCTTTCCGTCGAACACGAAAAGGGGAGTGACGCCGGCGTCGAGGAGTTGCGTGACGAAAGTATACATGTTTTCCAGGAGTCGACCATCTTCCAGAAACTTGTAAATATAGATGCTCGCGTCAATCGCAATGGTTTTGTGTTCCAAATCGCGGAGAGAGACTTGTTGAATGGAACGAGGGGATGCATGTGTTTTGAAATATGTACAAAGTCCTTTGATGCCCATGATGAATTGCATGACCGTGTGCACATTTACTGATTTCAATTTTTTGAATATAAACACGAATGCCATAAAATTGAGATCAAAAACACATAAAGATATATACATCATTATACACACAATCATTGCATCATGAGTGTCAAAGGACTTTATATTCCCAACCTTCCGGAAAGTATCTCCTTGGAAGACGTACAAAACTATTTGTCGCAATATGGAACGTTGCGCGAACTTTGCTTTGACGGCGACTCACGGAACGTGTGTGTTCGCTATTCGTATTATTACCCAGTCACGCATTTTCAACGTGTTCTGAACAAAGATGGACAAGTGATGGTCGTTTTAAAAGAGCAATCGTTTCACATCTATGAAACAACGGCGTCGCCTCTTCCACAATGGAACATGGATTTGCCTTTAGTTACAGACCTTAGAGATCCTTATTTACTCGCACTCAATTAATGACATTCTTAACGTTTTAAAAAAAGGGCTACCTTTCTTTTTTTTTAAAAAAGGTTCCATGTACGACGTCGCTTGAAGCATGCGAGTTGATCGTGCGTGTTTTGTAAACAAACGACGGTATAACGAAAGATTGGCAACCGTTTTTTTGAATTGCAATGTGTATTTGGTTTTAGCAGGAAGACGGCGACTTCGGTTGTGTTTGGGTGGCGCGCGTGCGGTTTTGCGTAGCGATGGTGAGTACTGATGTGCCATAAATTCAAAAAAGGAGTCAAGGTGAATGGACAAGATACATTTAAGCACGTAATAAGAAAAGCCTTGTGTTTTCTCTTGGTATTGGGTGGCTTGTTCAGGTAGCGATCTATACACGATGCCATTATGGTGCAGCACTTTCACACATTGCCACGCTGCAAACGAACGTTCGTAATTCATGTATTTTCGAAATGTTTTGATCCGATGCGTCGCTCGTGTTTCCGTAGCGTGTACAAACAACATGACATTCAGCACTTCTGCCCACATTTCACAATACGTTTCGTACAATCGAATGTCGTCGACGGGCACTGGAAACATGCGTTTAATTGCGGCTTCCTGTTGTGCAATGGCGTGGGATCCCATGCGCAAGAAGTCGAGCCCCAAATTATGAAACGATTCATGAATCAACGCACGATACCATTCTTCTTCGCGGAAAATATGGACATTGGTATGGGGCTGACAGGTGGTCGTGAAGGCGGTATTGACGTGTTCGGTATCAAGCACCACGTGGGTTTCGGGAAGCGATTTGCTTCGGTTTACCAGATAAAGGAGTATGTTGACAGTTTCTGAGCAGGACGCATCTACAAAATCGTTTACAAAGGCCAACCATTTGAAAATCTTGTGCTGCATGCGTTTGATCATGGCATCGTCTACGTGATTGCCCAGACACATGTACACGGTAAACGTACGAGAGTTACCCGTTTCCGAGTGTTGAAGCGTAATGGTAAACGACATATGGTTGGGACAATCCGTTTGAATGGAAGCGCGAATGGTCTCCGGTATCCAAGTGTATTGATCGTGCGTGGCGTCTTTCACTTCGGTAAAGTCGACATGTTCCACAGACAACTCGTCTTGTTGTGAAAGCCACTCTTTTTCTGCTTTGTCCATACGAATAAATAGACTTTTTAGCATTTGATTCACACCACGAGAAAACGATGGTAATGCGATGCTTCTCTCAAAAGCATCATATTGAGGTAAGCTTTGCAATTCGCTCAATAATCGTATACTGTCTTGGTTCATGGGGGTGTCTCTTTATACTAAGTCCACACTTTCTACGACGGTACATATTGCCGAATGTCATATCGGCAAACCGGGCAATGAGAATTACGGGAAAACCAGGACCGCAGTGCAGACCATTTGAAGATATGACCGCAATGGCGGATTTCACAGAGTTCTTCTCCTATGGTAAAATCTTCTAAACTTATGGGACAACGGGTGTCGTTCACACGATCGATGGTGTCGCTCCCGTACCGAAAACGATCGGTTCCTGCGATGACTTGTGAAACATTCGGATACGAAGACGCTTCTTCGCTGATGGTGGCGGGACGTATAGGTATGGAAAACCCTTGTAGCTCCATACCAAACCCGTTTTGTTGCAAGAAATTGCGAACGTGGGAAGGCACTGGTGGTTCTCGTGTGCTCGCAAAATAGGAAGGCTCACGCGGGGGTTGCAATGCACCGATGTTGCGAATGATGGATTGTGAAACGCGATTCATTTGGGCTATGTTTTGGTGGTATAACCGCATGTTTTCTTGGTATTCATTGGCGTAGCGAAACCACAATCCGGTATAATCGTCTAGTAGCTCAATGTATCGTGATTGCTCGCTGCTAGATGGTGATTCATATGATCCAACTGCGGGAACGGGTGCATTTGTGGGTGCAGTTGCAGGTGTGGGTGGTATGGTATTTACAGTCCGGTCTTCCTCTACGGCTTCGGTATTGAATGATATATCACTTTCACCCGAAGATGTCGCAGTGGGACCAGAATCATTTGTCCCCCCTGTATTGAGTACAATGCTTTGTCCATTCAATGACAGATCCGTGATCAATGGGACCAAACTCGAACCCAATGGTGTTTGGGAAGCGCGATCCAATATTGAAGGGACGTGGTTGGTAATCACGTGTTGTAAAGTCTCTTCCAAGATTTGATTCAAATAGTCGTCATTCATGATACAATGATGAGAGATTGTGTTTTAGTGGTTCAGACGAATGCAAACAATATAAAAACTACGTGTATAGTGAGTGTATGGAGTATGCGCCTAAAGGCATTGCCAACTTGGGTAATACGTGTTACTTGAATGCATGTATCCAAATATTATCCCGCATCGAACCACTTGTACAACAAATTCAAAACGGAAAGGTGCATCACCCCAACAAAATGGAAGTGATCATGTGGAAAAATTGGAAGGACATAGTGGCCATTATGCAAAATGCTATCTCAAAAGAGGGAAAACAAGAATTGTTGCATCCGAGTGGCTTTGTCACTGCCATTGAACAAGTTTCTAAACATAAAAAACTCACCTTTTTTCAAAATCACGAACAAGAAGACGTCAGCGAATTTCTCTTGTTTTTTATGGACTGTTTGCACGAGTGTCAAACCCGCGAAATCGACATTCAAATCACAGGACAATCCAAAGGAGAGGTAGATGATATGGCGATATTGGTGTACAAGAAGTTTAAGGATACATTTGAGAGACAATTTTCAGAAATTGCCAACATGTTTTATGGTGTTCAAGTGTCTCGCATTCAATCTGTACAAACTCAACAAACAGAGAGTCAGACGCCTGAAGTCTATTATTTGCTCGATATGCCATTGCTACCACGTCGTTGTACCCTATATGAGTGTTTCGACCAATACGTGGAAAAGGAGACATTGGACGGCGACAACAAATGGTACAACGAGAAAACGGAATCATATGAGGAAGTTTACAAATCGATGGTATTTTGGTCATTTCCAGACGTTTTAGTCATTTGCTTAAAACGGATCCAATACGACGGTCGTAAACACACTGAATTGGTGGAATACCCCATCACACTGGATTTGCGGCCATATGTAGCGGGATACCGCCAATCCACCTATATGTATGATTTGATGGGAGTGTGTTTGCATGCGGGCAATAAAGACTTTGGACACTACATGGCATTTGTACAAAAAGACGCGCATTGGTTTTTCTGCAACGATGATCAGGTGCAAAAGGTGGAAAACGAGGCTCACTTGATTCACCCGCATGCACATTGTCTCTTTTATGTGAAAAAAAATAATGCACTATAGTATAATTGTTTTCGAGATGGATAGATTTACTTTGTATGAGCCGTTTACAGAAGCTTCGGAGAAGACAACAGAAGCTGCAGAAGAAAAAACAGAAGCTTCGGAAGAAAAAACAGAAGCTTCGGAGAAGAAAACAGAAGCTGCAGAAAAAAAAACAGAAGCTTCGGAGAAGAAAACAGAAGCTGCAGAAGAAAAAACAGAAGCTTCTCAAAAGGTTACGACTTCGTACAGCGCCGAACGTGCAAAGTCTAAAGAAGCAAACAAGGACGTGGTTGGCGTGGTAGAACAAATATTCAAAAACGCCAAGCTTCCTATTTTAGCGATTTTATTAATTGTCTATTTGGTGGTCTTTATGGTGTTGGGAGGTACTTCCAAAACTATGTTTGATATTGCTCTGTTTGGCGGTATTGCAGTGTACGTTTTGTATCAATACATGCAGTTGGATCTTACTGAACGTGAAAACAGTTTGAACCTATTGTTGTCGAAATTTGTTGGACTGTATGACGACGATTTGTCTTTGTACTCCGTGATGTTGTTTGTGGTTTGTTTCTATTTACTTTTATTCTTGCTGCGTATTCCTACTGGTGAAAATCGTCCGGTATCCGTATCATTGATAGAAGGTGGAGCTTGGTTCTTGCTGTCCACATTAGTTGTACATCAGTTATTGAAATATTTTTTCGATGTGGACATATTGGACAACTTGAGAGAAAACGATTATCAGATGTATTTAGACAATGTTATGGCAACCGACGCAGTCGGAGTTGACGCGAGTGGGAACGCTGTGGATGCGGACGGAAAGGTGATTGCAAAAGACGATAAAGAGCCTGAACCGACTCCGGAAGTGTTCAACATTGCCAGTCATGTCTATACGTATGATGATGCACAAGCGGTATGCAAATCGATGGACGCGCGATTGGCCACATATGACGAGATCGAGACCGCCTATAACAATGGTGCCGAGTGGTGTGCATATGGTTGGTCTGATGGACAAATGGCGCTGTTCCCGACGCAAAAAGAAACATGGAACGAATTGCAAAAGAGTGATTGCCGATCGAGAAAACGCAACAGTTGCGGACGTCCAGGCATTAATGGCGGGTATTTCCGCAATCCAAATATCAAATTCGGCGCCAATTGCTTTGGTATTAAACCCAAAGCGAAAGACGGCGACTTGGAATGGATGGACGCAAGGAAGGACGGACCAGTGGCACGAACCCACCAAGATGCACGCATGAATGCCAAGGTGGAATATTACAAAAACAACGCTGATAATTTGCTAGTGAACTCGTTTAACAAAGACAAATGGTCACGGTACTAAGTGGAGCTATACATCATTCGTTTCATTTGTTATGATGTGTATGAGAGAACTCATTGGTTTACATAAGGTACCGAACAAGCTGTCTAACCATTTTTCACCGTAATTGTAACGTGGGTGTTTATGATGCAACAAATGATGTTTTCCAATGAGCCAGCTACAACGATGGTCATGTCGCATCATTCCACGTACATTCACACAGACCAATGCGGCCAAGCAGCTGTATGGATCCCATGGTAAAAACACAAAAGGTAGTATCAACCCCAATCCTTGAAAGGGTCCTTCGGCCCAATGTCCCACATACGTATCCATAAACGTCATAGTAGGATACGATATGTCATGATGAATATGGTGAATGGTTTTGTATAAGAAGGGTTGATGCAATAAAATATGAGAGAAATAAAACCATATGTCATAACCGACAATGCACGATAGCACGGTGAAACCATACATGCTCTTTTATATTGTATGGTTTACATAAAAACAGTTTATATGCATTTGTGGTTGTTTAGATACAATACCTAGATCCATCATATATGAAAGCAATTGCCTGTGTAAACGATAATGATGGGATTGGATTTCGCAACCGTATTCCTTGGAAGTCCAAGCTAGACATGAGACACTTCAAAGAGCTGACCATGGGCAATGGACGCAATGCAGTGGTGATGGGTCGCCGTACGTTTGAGAGGGTTTGAATTGTCGTCCGCTCCCTGGAAGACGAAACTATGTTCTTACTCAAAATCCATCGTTGCTTCGTCCCAATGGCGACGTTTGCATTGAAACGGACATTGACAATATTCTCATGTTGCCTTCGTTGTTTGATGAAGTCTTTATCATTGGCGGCAGTCAAGTGTATGAGATTTTTGCACCATACATCACAGAATGGTACATTACACGTATAACAAATTCTCAGTTATGCGATGCATTTCTGAAAGTTGATTTAAAAAATTTCGAGGAAGTGTCGCGCGAACAAATTATAGACGCAAACCAGAAAGTGTCTTTTTATGTATTTCGGAAACAAATGGAAGAACCTTGAAAAAAAAATGATACACAACAATATGATGAAAACATTACAAGAGCTGGCATTTCTTTCGTACCTAGAGTCGTTGTTTATCCAATCGTCTTTATCCAAAGAGGAACTACTTTTTCAAACCAGGGTGCAACAACTTGGAGCATTTTTAGAAGACTCACTTTGTAGGAATGGCAGCGAAATCTATTTAAAAGGTTGCTTAAATAAAGAGGTATGTTGTCAATATAAAAAGGAATACAACAAAATATACAAAAAAGCATTCAATGCATTTCAAATACTCAAAAAAGAATTAACACAATATGTGTATTGCATTAATCATGTGCAATTTTGGCATTTACCACGTATCATAGAATTCACAAACACACATGAATCATTGATTTCGTGCGGTGTTGTGTATTGATGGTATGATGCAAAAAACAAGACTAGAACAAATCTTGTTGTAAGTTTATGATTACGCTCTCTTAAAGAAGTTAAAAAGGGTTTGTATGCCGTTTTGGGCGTTATATAAACTAGTTAAAAAGGGATCAAACAATAGTTCTTTCACTTGTGCGGAACAATATTTTTCTCGTTTTTTCATGTACACTTCTAGGTCTCCAGCCGATTCTTTCTCTAATTTGCCTAGTGTTTTGTGCAATTGTGCGATGTCCTGTTGTTTCTTACCTTTGTAAATATAGATCTTTTCGGTGGCAAGCGAGAACAATTGTTGTAGGGGGTTCATCAATTGGTTTGTAATGTAGTAATGATAGTCGATTTTCAGCCCATGATCTATGATGTATTGGGGTGTTTCAATGCGGTCTCCTAGCAACTCGCCTTCTTTGTTTTCGATGAATAGGTATTTGATACGGTCCCCGCCTTTGGGTTTGTTTCCCGGTTCACGTTCCCCAATACGATCTGCCAATACACGATGCGCAATTTGTGAAGGATTTTTGTAATAACTACGCAATGCTTTGGTCAGCGCAAGCTTGTCCATCGACACTTTGCCGTCCACAAGGTTTTGCAGTGACTGGATTAAAAACTCAATCGCTTTTTGCACATTGTCTGGTTCTTTCATCAGAATCGTGAGAATGCCACCATACACATCTTTCACGTAATCACACGAGTCTCGGCGCTTCAAGGGAAGACCCATAAACTTCAGTTTTCCTTTGTCCGGATTGAATTCATACAACATACCGACGTATCGCTTTTTTGACAGTAAGATGAAGGACATCAACGTTTTCTCGTATGCCAGTTTCATGGGCGGTGGCAAGAACAAGGAACACAACCGAGCCGCTTCTTGCGCGATTTCGATGGTGTATTCAAGCGCTGGTCTGCCACGAATGGGCGCACCGGTTTCAGGGTCCTCGAGATTGAATGTGAAGAACACGGAGTCTGTATCGCCATACACATATTGGGATTTGGTGCGAGCCAAACGCACATTGTCTCCTTGCTGAGACGTGTAGACGGTGTTTCCGTAAATCTCTTCGACCATACGTTTGGCGTATGTGATCATCATTCGTCCGATTGCCGTAATGGAAGCGGCCACGTCTTTTTCGTAAAACGTCGATACACTGGATCCCATTTGTCCGTACAGTGAGTTGGCGGTGACTTTGTATCCAAGTTGACGTTTGTCGAGAACGTTGGCGATGAACGGATCTGGTTCGCTTTCGGCCTTGACACGGGTTTCTTTGCGGGCTTTGAGTAAATCCCCAATGATGCACGGTATGATACCTTCTTGGCCGTCCGGGGAAAATGGCCCATCGACACAGTTTTGTACCGTTTTTCACTTTGACTTTTGCACCTAAGCTCCCGCTAGCGGTGCGTTTCTGTATGTATTCAAAGTTATCACGTTCCACGTCGGTATACCGATAGTTGGGCAAATTGTCATACTTTGCCATGGCGGCTTCCAGTTGAGCCCGGTTCTGTTCCGTGATTTTGACGTCGTTGATTTTGATGAGGTTTCCTTCTAGATCAAAGGTTTTCGTCCACACTTTGCTGTTAGGTGACAAATTCCAACCTTTGGCAATGGAAGGATAGAGCGACGAGTAATCGTTACACGCAACTGGGTTCTCACCATACATTTCACATTTTGGAGGAAGCACTATCGCCCCTTCGTAGCCATCGTCGTTTTGCGTCTTCTCCAAATCGGGCATCAATGTATTTTTCTCACGACAGACTTTGGCAACGTAACTGGTGAGTTTGATACCTTGCCCACGAAACACCAAGAAACTGATTGGAACATTGCAAATGCGCGCCATCTCAATGTAGCCGGTCAAAACATCTACTTTGTTCATCAGGTGATGAACTAGGTTGCAATCCTGCACACAGTATTTCGCAACAATCGCTCGGCTAGCCGCGGATTCTTTGGACAATCGGAAAATATCCTGTGGACTGACATCGTCTTTGGCCATACCCCACTTGAGGTTGTGGGTTTTGGGATCCAACGATGTGTGGTGTCCATCGATCGTTATCACATTGTACTTGCCATTGGGTATGGTGGCATGGTCTTCTACCAAGACGCTGGTCTCAATACGATGCACCTTGAACTTGTGACCGTCTTGGTAGTAATCTGTGGTGAAACTCGTGATTTCCAAGTGAATGAAATCGCCTTCGTGCAAACCCGACAAATTCTTGCTGTACAAATTACTCGTTCCGTCGTCATTGGAAACGATGCCTTTGATGTCGTCGCGAATCATAGAACCGGCTACGTCGTCCAGTTTGTACGAAGACATGTTGTAATCCCGACGGAAGTAGAACAACAAATCGATTTGCAACCGCCCTGACATCACCGGGTAATGCAAGTCATAATCGCCACTGGCCAAACGGTTTTGTGTATGATCCAACAGTTTGGCACCCGATTCCCGGTCGACTTTATAGGACATTTCGTTTTGGACACGCGATAATGCACAAAACTGGTCTACAATATCGAGCTCGCACGCACGATGAAACATGAACTGGTAATCAAAACCAAATATATTGTAACCGATGATGATGTCTGGGTTTTCGTCTTGGATTAAAGTCGTCCATTCGCACAAACAATCCGTTTCAGTTTTGACGGACACAATCTCCGTACCCGGCACTTCTTCACAACTACCTACCACCAGACAGTGGTTTTTATAGGGCTCTTTTTCACCGTATTTCAAAAAGGTGGAACCAATAAAGGTGACTTGGTCGCCTTCCAGAGACGGAAACAATACAGTCATCACCGTATTCAGAGTATTGATTTTGTGTTCTCTTGAAAGTTCCTTATTTAGCAACAATGATGTAATGGTTTCCTTGATATTGGTGCCACGGAGATCCTTTTTGGCTTTTCGCGTATATGAAGGCATTTCTTGCACCACAAAAGGATTGGAACCATCTTCTTCGCCGCTACCTCCCAATTTCATTTTTTCTGCCAAGTCTTCGAACATTTGCGTAATTTTCAATACATTGTCGTTTTTCTGTTCTTTCATGTGTTCTTCCAAAGTATGTTTCAAGAAAAGCTTGGTTATTTCTTTGATACTCTCTTTTGACGGTTTTTGCTTGGGATACACATTGTCAATGTTTTCCAGAGTTCCGTATGAAAACAGTGCTTGTATTGCTTTTTTCAACCATAATTCCACCGCATTTTTGTCAAGTGTGTGTTTCTGAAGGCGTGCGTTTAGTGCATCTATCATTTGGGTGGCCGCACGTTTGTAATCCTTGATGGGAACCGGAAAGTCCCCGTGACTGCTGCTTGCCTCAATGTCCACACTGCATACCTTGTAAGGTACAGGGGTTTCCTTGTTGGGCAAAGGAACGATCAGTGCTTGATGACACAAATATTCGTAATTACAGGTCGTCATTGGTTCCTCCGGTATGTCCGCGTCTTTGTATTTGATGGCAATCCACCCCGATGGGCTTAAATTTTGAATGTGGAAATAACGCAATAATGGGGGAATTTTGCTTTCGTATGTTGGTAAGGATTGTTCCTCTATAGACTGCATTTGTTTTCGGAACTGGTACAAAGCGCTCATTGTCATAAACGTGCATTTGGCAAACAGGAAATCTGTGCTGGCCGTAAAATCGTAGAGTTGACTGTGTCTTTCTATTTTGCAGGACAAACAATCCTTAGCTGCATATTTGCATTGTTTTTTGATATTCTCAAACCATTCCAATGCATGGTCTGGCCGCCAATGTAGTGGCAATTTCACGTAGAAGAACGGTTCAAAATCGTCAACAAAGATTGCACAGGTTTCGCCTTCGGTATTGATACCAAACATTTGGATTCGAAAATGGCGATCCGTAGTAGTATCGGTGCGTTTAGTATCGAATGTTTGAAAGTCAAACAACCGGAATTCCTTGGTGTCATCTTTAGCCGGTTTCGCCACGATTTTAAACTTTTTTCGTGTTTGAACAGGTTTCATGTTGCGATTATGTTCGTTCTTAAGAGTCGTTCTTATGATGCATTTAAGTGAGTTGTTTAAATTTCAATTTTATGGGGATATATATATAATGGCAACATGTGTGTATGACAAGGTCACGGGTATACGTAATTGTGGCCATGACCACCCAAACCGAGAAACAAAAGAAAGACACCAAAGAACACGAAAAAAAAATGACCCGTATCGAAGAAAACGAGAAAGAAAAGAAACGAATCGAATCACACGAAGAAAGAACCAAAATATCATAAAAGATAAAGAAAAACCGAAAATACAGAAACTAAAAACACGTGTCGAACCCAAAATACAAGAAGAAAAACAGAAAACAAAAACGAAAACACCTGATGAACTACCGAAAGTAAAACAATCCACAAAAACGTCAAGGACACCCCGCCAACCTAGTACTAAACACAGAACAAGTTCCAAAAAAAAGAAAAAACTAAAATTTAGACTCAACCCCATTTCATCACAGACTCGAAAAAACAATAAAGGCATCTTGAAACCGTTTTTCGTGAAGGACGATAAGCTGAAGGATAATTTGAAGAAACAAGCACAAGCTGCATTTGAACAAACCGAACAAGAAGGTTTTCGTCACCATGATGTACAACTTACCAAAGCATTATCAGAAATAATGATGTTGTCTCAAAATCATGCGTATGCATTAACGGACGCTTGCAATACATACATGAATGATTTTTTAGATTTGTTTAAAGATCCATCAAAACCAACACCAAAATCAAAATCAAAATCAACACCAAAAAAACAAACGAAAACGAAAACACAAACAGGAGGGGATCTCGCTACTGATTGTTATGCGTCGCTTGTAGAATACTTGAAATATGAGCTTCCCGACACTCAACACGATTTTGGCAAGGGTCGTAATGGGGTATTTCCGAGGAATTTCAATTCAGAAAATTTTTTGAATGAAGCTATGAAATATTTGGAAACCGATGGTGACAAACTTAAACCATATTATACAGGAGAAAAACCAGGAACAACTCCCGGAAAATTTGAAGATATTGTTAAAAATGACTTTTTATTGGGAAATCTTTGTCAAGATGTTGAATACATATCTTACTTTTTTAATGGCGA